GCAGCTCCGGCTCGAAGGCAACAGTCGGGACAGTGCCGAGGTTTGCCCGGCACCAGGCCAGCCAGGTTTCATCCGAGGCCAGGGCCGTGGTTATGTCGAAAATATGCTGGTGCATCAGCCTCTCCATTTGCTGCTGGTCGCGGTGCGGGGCATGTGCTCGTATTCGTATTCCAGTTCGTGGGTCAGATACTTTTCAAGCACGCCGTCAAACTCCTCATCGATGGCGTCAACAACCAGCATGCCGCCGCCGGGCACGGGCTCATCGTGGAGCAGGTAGGCAAGCGGCGCTGGACCATAGAGCTTACGGATCGGGTAGGATCTGTCAGCGCGGACGCGCTCGAACACGCCGACAGATCCGGCGCCGACCTTGGCGATAAACGAGCCTGGAATTTTTGAACGGCCCCGGTCCTTGCGGATGCGCACGGACACGCCGATCTTGGGGCGCTTGGCTTCTGGCGTCTTGGGCGACGGGCTGAAAGCGTAGAGCGGCAAGGCCTTTTCCCCGGCGGCCATGAGGCTGCCCTCAAGGCGCTCGAAGCGGGCCTTCTTGATCGCAAACGTCGCGCGGATCTTGGCCTGCTGCACTGCCAGGATGCGGCTGATCTGTTTGGTCGTGATGGACCGCAACGTGATCAGCCCCTTGTTGATCGCCCTGGTCGCGGCCCTGGCCACGCGCTGTTCGCCCATCAGTTCCAGGTACTTGGTCAGGCCTGAATCATTGATGGCGTCAAGCAGGGTCTGCCCGCCGACCGTGCCGGTGACAGAGTATGTGGCCTTGCGGGCGTACCCGGCTTTGACGTTGACCCAGTCGGAGAGTGCCATGTTATTTCCTTACCGGTCTGGCGTCTTGCACCAGCGTCAACTGCCAGAGCGCACCCTGTGCGTGGCTGCTGATTTCGTAAAATTCCAGGGGCAGGCTGGAGAGTTTCCAGCTTTCGCCGTCTATCTCAAACACATCGCCAAAGCTCGGAGCCGAGACCTCGGTGGATCGCACGCTGATCTCCATGACCAAGAACGTCCGGCCCTCGCTGGTCATGCGGCGGATGGGCTTTTTGCGCACAGTGACCGGCACAGCCTGCCAGTCCCCATCGCCGCTGGCCTTGTACGTGGCGGGTACGCCAAACTGGCGCATGAGATCGTCGGCAATCGCCTGCATGTCGGTCGCAATACTCATTCTTCACTCTCGCCTGGCCGGATCACTCCGCGCCTGTATTTCTTTTTGCAGTTCCGTTTTTCCTGACACATGATCGCCGCCGTTTTGCTGGCGCTGTACCCGAGCTTTCGTTTCATCCGCTTGCGCTTTGCGTGGTTCAAACTTGCTCCTTTAAGTTGGGGCGGGCCGCTTCTTTAAGGCGTCCCGCCCCTGGCGTCGGGTAGTTCCGCGCATAGGCGGTAAAATTTGCCGTGACCCCGGTAATTTACGAAAACCCTGCTCAGGTCCGACACACCGCACACAGGTAGAATTGGATCACCTCCGCACGGGGCCACGGGCTGGACGTTCGTCAACGCCGAAAAAACACGAAATAACTGTACGGATTGAGACTGAGCACCAGTAGTCCGGCACAGGCCTTTGCCCACCCCTGCCAGTCGCCGTTGATTGCCACGACGCACTTGGCCAGGAGCCAATCCGCAAAAATCTTTGTTCGCAACGTGCCGCCCTGCTCGTAAAAAAGATCGTGCTCGTTGCAACATCCCTCTTCCGGCAGCACTATTTTGAGCAGCCCCGCGAGCCATGATATGAGCGTGCAGCCCTTGGTGAGCGTGCTCATTTCTTGACCTTTTCGAATGTGCGCGACCCGGCGTACCCAAGATAGCCAGCGCCAAACAGCCACCACATTTCCTCGGGGATCGCGGCCAACCATCCCTTGACGCCAGCGGTCACGGCCATGGCCACATCCGGGCGGAACGCAAACAAGAACCCCATCGGGATTGCCGCAAGGATCATCAAGTACATCACGTACATAAACGAGGGGCGAGCGCGGGAGGTCCAGGGGTCGTTGCTGTTTGCCTCTGCGACGATTGCCGCGAACCGGGCGTCAAGCTCTTTGAACTCCCCGGCCTGTTGCAGTTCCAGCAATTTGAGCTTGGCCTTTTCCGCCTCGGACTTGTCAGGCCACAGTTTGTCGATGAGCTTGGAGCCGAAGTCGAAGACTGAGCCGAGGCCTGTGATGTCAAAGCCCATCAGATCACCTCCATGAGCGAGCGAACCCGGTTGATCCAGCCGTCGAGGAATACGCGCCGGGGGTCGCCATTGCGCCCGCGCCGTCCGTACTCTGCCAGCCTGACCGCGCACATGGCGTAGGCAAGAGCCGATGCGTCTGCGTGCTTTACGGCGTCCATTGTGCGCGGCCCCATCTTGCCGTCGACAACGACATACGCGGACCCGGCCAGGCGATTGAGCGCGGTTTGGATGCACTGCACGGCGTAGTCATGGCCCATGTTGACAGCCGTATCGACTGCGACGGCATTGACCCTGGCAGGGAGCGCCTGCCAAAACCCGGAATATTGAGTGCGGTAAAAATCAGATACGAGCGAGGCGAAGCCTGGGTCTTCGGCGCGGCCACCGTCCACCCACTCCCACCCGGCCCACTTTGGCCAGTAGCGGCGGGAGATGCCCCACGCGGTCTGACCGCCCGGGTCGCGAGGGTCATTGTGGACAACGCGCCCCTCCCAGACCATGAGCCAGTTGAAGAATTGTTCCCAGGTCATTTTGCCGCCCTGTCGTTTAAAATTCGCTCTTTCTCGGCTTCAGGAATGTCGGAATGGACTATGAGACTCCGGAGCATCCGCATGATGATCCCAGTATCCACGGACTGCTTCTCCTTGATCGCGCAGATGTCCCGGCAGACGCTCGCGTGGCGCTCATCACAGGCCGTGCGACTCTGGAACCTGGCAGACGAAATGATCCATGTGCCGAGGCCAACAACGCCGGAGAGTATCGCGCCGCCCATGATGATTTCGAGCCCAGTCAAGTCCATCGTCACTCCATGTCGCCCGTCAGTTTCGCGCCGAGCTTGCGCCGTATCGTCCGCATTTCGCCATCTTTGACCCGCTCAAACACCACCGCCGCAAACCCCATCTCCCGCAGCATCCTCGACAACTCGCACTGATCGCTGATCGGGAGCGCACCGCACGCGGCAGAGACATGCGCCACATCCCCGCACCGCTGGACCGTGGCAACGCCCTCGTAGGGGTCGCCGTACTGCGCATGATCGCCACCGCAGCGGACAGTCCAGATGATGGGGGTGAGGGTCAGGCTCACGCCGTCACCACCCCGAGGCTTGCCGTCAGCACATACGTCTCATTGCCCGCGCCGGAGTCGGTGGCCGTACACCTGAGCTTGTAGGTGCAACCACTCACTCCAGCCTTGACCCGCTGATAAACGCTCGTTCCACTGATCTGGGGCGCACCATCGAGGAGGTCATTCGGCGTTGCGTCAGTCCCGGCCAGGAGCTGCACCGTGACCGTGGACGAGGTGATGGCGGACATGGTTGCCGAGTATTGAAACTCAATGGCGTACCGCTCGGCGGTGTCTTTAGGCTCTAGCGACTTCATATTTGACTGTCCTCATTCGTGCGGTTGCGCGGACGATGCGGGCGACCTCGGCGGCGGTAATGAGCACGATGTCTGAGCCATTGAGCGCGGGAGTACCAAGCACCGGGACGCCCACCGTCAAGCCCAGCGCTTCAAGTGTGTGGATCTGGGTAATCAACGGCGACCCAAGCACCGGCGCACCAGTGACCAGCCCGTCAGAGCCAAGAACGTGAATCTGTCCAATCGCCGGAGTACCCAACACAGGGCTACCCACAACGAGATCAACCGCCGTCAGTGCGTCAACGTCCGGGGCGTTTTCGGTCAGCAACGGCGTGTCAAGTACAGGCGACCCAACGACCAGCGCGGTGGCCGTTAGCTCATGCACCTGTCCAAGCGCGGGCGTGCCAAGTATTGGAGCGGAAGTCGTGATGCCCGTTGCGGTCAACGCGTGGACTTGGCCGAGCGCAGGGGTTCCGAGTACGGGGGAGCCGGTTACAAGGTCGGAGGCGGTGAGATCATGTGTGGCGCTTGCTGATACATATTCCATCGCACCAATGGTTACGCCATCATGCCCTGCGTCTTGCAGCGCAGCGTTTGTCGGAGCGAAGCCAGCGCGGACCCATGCGACGAGGTCAGCAGGGGTCACGCTAGAGGGAGTTGCACTCTGCGTCATCGTGGCAGGATCATACCCATTCCGCCGCAGCAACTCACCAACTACCGCCGCGTATGTCTCATCTACCCCTATCTCTGCGCCCCATTTTGCAAGACAGCGTGTTTCGTCAACAAACTGAGGGTTGACCGTCGTATCATTTACCGCGCCAGTGATATCAACGCCGTAATACGGAGACACCGCAAGGTTGTGGAAGCAGTTGTAGTCGGAATTTATAGGCTGAGGAGTAAAATCATTATCCCATACGGAATAATCAAGCGTCGTATCTGACTTTACTGCGCTTATGTTCGATTTTAAGTTCAGTGTTCCTGCGAAATTGCCATTCTCAGCGAGGAATAAACCCTTATGAACGCCAGTCCCACCGGTTGAAAAGACCGTATTGTGCAGCACATTCATCGTGCCAGTGCCCGTGTTATTACCCACTTGATTGAAAAACGACCCGGTGCCTATTGCGAGATTGTCTACAATGTTCATCGTACCGTTCATGGCGGTTGTGCCAGAAACAACGAGGTTAGGCTCTGACCCATAAACCTCAAAGACGTTTCGCGCTAAAGACCCGTCTTGTAGCCCACCTCCGCAATGTGGATTGGTAGTCCCTGGCGGAACGTAGAAGTACGAATCATCTAGCGTAGCACCCGTGAAGCCCTGCCATCCAAAACTGTTAATAAAGTTGTCCGTAGATAGTCCAGACCCCATGAAAATGGCCTGTTGTTTAAGCGGTTTTGTAGACGTGCCGTAGGCGGAACTCTTCGTGTGTACGCGATCAAAAACGGACCCTGTTGTGTCCCATCCTGTAGAATATACCGCGACACCACTTAGCCCCAAATCGCTTGACTGTGAGCATGTATTGCGTAAAAACTCCCTTGCGCCGGTGGTCTTGTCTGTCCCTGACAAAAGGAGTGAGCCTGTATAATTCCTTATGTCGGAATCCGTCAGCCTCAAATTTGCCGAGGCGGGGGTGCCGCCGCTCCCTCTCCCTATAACAATGTCCGTGGCGTTTACTATCGTTATGTGCGAGCATTCGCACTGATTGACAATTGATGCGGCACCATAAAGATAATTGCAAGACATGTCCCATCGCCCAACAGCGGTAAAGGCAACATATTGCAGTACAATATCCATTTTCGGGTATGTATAGACAACGCCCCGGACGAAACCACCTGCCCCCGTAACCTTGGCCCAGGCCTCTGCCGTAGATGTATTGCGGAGTCTGCAATTGTTCATCACGACATCTGCGCTCACCAGTTCAAGTTCTGACCCTGGCCCGAACGTAAAGCATCCATCCCTCCCGCTACCATTGCCCAGATTGAGATGCCCCGTCATCGTGAGTTTGGCATTGTTTATCAACCCACCGCCCTGCAACGACTCAACCGTTCCGCCAGCACTAGTTACGTCAGCGGCAATCGTGACCTCATGCCCTGCGGCTATGACAAACGTGTCTGTTGAGGTAGGCGCAACGCCACCAACCCACGTCGAGCCGTCAGCAAAATTACCTATAGCCTGTGATGTGATTACTGCCATTACTCCACACCTCCCACAGGCTGCACAGTCACACCGCTAGGCGTCATCTCAATAACTGCCGCAACCATTACTCGCTCGGAATACGAATATCGAAAGCAGCCAAGGTGAATGTGTTGCCAGAGGTCACCATCTGCGCAGAGGCGAGGCTTCCAGCAGCCAGCAGCCGAGAGTTGGTCGTGTCGGTCAGCGCCCAATACTGCGCATCGTCACTGGCCCCGGTGGATGTCGCAGTGATCGTGCCGTCAGTGATCTGGGCGACAGTGACCTTGCGTCCGTTCGGGGATGCGGCGGCCGGTGCGCCGACGCTTGGCGTCAGTTTGTTTCCTACCGTGTAGGTTGAGGTTGCCTGTGCGTAGGTCGTGGGCAGGGTGTGGCAGATGTCGAGGCGATTGGCCTCGGTGTCCAATATAGCAAGGGCTCCGTCTAAAACATGATCTCCAAGTGGCATGATTTAATCCTCCAAGTATTTTTTACGTTTAATGTTTGCCTCATACCTTATCATCTCTTGCATGTCGGCATATGCCTCAGCGTCTACTGGGTCAATCGGGACAAATCCTTTGAGCCTGTCGTCAAGCAGGATTAGTTGTCTCGGTGTATGCCATATGCTGCATCCTGCCATATATGCGTCGAACGGATTGTGTTTTCCTCTTTCTGAGTATTTCATTCAGGCGTTTTCCGTAGCCAAACAATATGTGCATATGGGTTGAGCGTTACGACAAGAAATCCAAGAGTACCCTTGAAAGAGCCTCGGACACCTCTCCCGTTGATTGCGTGGACACACTGTGCGAGCTTCCAGTCCACCCAAACCTTTGTCCAAAAAGATCCACCTTGCTCGTAGAACAAGTCGTGTTCCTGGCAGCACCCGTGCTCACGCAAGATGTGATCTGCAAGAGAAGCGAGCCAAGAGATGAGGGTGCATCCTTCAGTTAGCTTGCTCATTTTTTTACAACCTTCTCGTAGGTTCGATAGCCGCCAAGGCCCAGCATGCCCAAGAGGAGCGTCATCAATGCCGCAACATCGACAGCCGGCATTATGAACGCAGCCTTGCCAGGAACGAGAGCCTGGACAAGCCCGGTAATAATGGGCTGCAGAAGCAACGCGTAAAGCAGCCCCATGCCACAAACCCAGCCAATGAATGGCCGCCAGCCGCCACGAAAGTTTGAGCCCGACTGAGCTTCGGCAGTATTCACGTCGACCTGCATGCGGGCCTTCTCAAGCTCGGCCTCCAGCTCTTTAAATTCACCGGCCTGCGTCATCTTGAAAAGCTCGATCTTGACGCGCTCTGCCTCAACCTTGTCGGGCCAGAATTTGTCGATGATTTTTGAACCCATATTGAACACTGCACCCAGTCCTGTGATGTCCATGATGTGCTCCGATCAGTATGTCCACATGACGGGCGTGGGTTTGTCCGGGTCGATGTCAACGTGGATGAAGCTTGAGCCGATACCGATGCGGTCAAAATACGGCATGAGAGCTTTCAGAATCTTGATGCCCTGCGAGCCGTTTGCGTAGGCAATGTCCACCGCCAGCCCCAGCGTGTGCGAGCTGGTCGGCTTGGCCCCAACGGCCTTGTTGTGTTTCTGACACCGAAAACCGGAGTTGACCTTGAACGGTACGCCAGCCTTGGCCCTGGCCATATCAAGAGCTGCGACCAGCTGAGGATGCATCTCGCAGCTTCCACAGCCGCATTTGCAGCAGAATTCTTTAGGCTTGAAATGATGAATTTTTGACCAGTCCATTTTGTCCATGCCGCACCTCTGCCTGACTATAGGAGAAAAAATCTGATTCGCATATCACGCTCGCCAGAGAGGACAAAGCGCATCTTGCCATCATATGTGCCGACAATGGGCACACCATGTAGCCCATCAGAGGCAAAGGCCTTACCAGAATCTACCCAAGCCTCGGTCAATGCGTTACCCGTTGCCGCGTCAACCGCTGCGGGTATTGCGTACTGAAGCTTCACCGTATTCGCAGGAATGGCCTCAACGTCCTCAGCTGCCTCAACAGCGTCAGCAATGCCAAAGATGACTGCCATGAAGGTTGCAGAAAAGTTGTTTCTTTCCGCAGGAATTGCGAACTCAAAAACGGGAGCGCTTTCTGTTAAAACAAACTGAATATCCATAATCCCCCCCCCAGTCCTATTGTAAAAATTTTAATTTTTAATGACACACTTTCAGCAGTAGTCATTTTTTACCCATTGAGGCCATTCTTAAAGCCGCCATGAGCGCCATTGTTCAAATTTGCAATCATCATGAGAAGTGCATCGCTCTTGTCGTCCTGCCTGCGCATCCATTCAAGAATGTCGCGTTGATATGCCACTATGCGATCAGTGCATTCTCGTCTGCATAGTGAGCACTCATTTCGCGTCATGGCTTCTTTTCCATACGAGTCCTTTAGGTCGTCAACCTTCGTGCCAATATTTGATACCTGCACCTGCAAAGAGTCAAACTTTTGGTCCATCGCAAGTATGTTTCTGCCAACAGAATATTTAAATACGCCGTAGAGCGCACCTGCAAAGGGGATGGCAATGGCTAGGACCATTCCTGCAATCTGAAAACTTGTAATTGATCCTGTCACTATGATCTCCGTTTGATTTTTGAAGTGGCTGGCCAGAAAACGGACATTCTGGCCAGCAGTTTTTTCAGGAGGAGCTTGAAAACTGCCTTTGACGCTGCCCGTTGACTCAAGTCGTAGGGACTCAGCATTTTTTTGGCAAACTTCTTTGACGATTACCGGTTGTCAACCACATCAAAATACCTCTTGTTGAAGCCCTGATAGATTTTGGCCTGACGCTCATTCAGGGCTTTGAGCTGTGGCTGAATCTCTGACTCGGAGAGCCCAGACTTGTAGAGGCGCTCTTTTTGCTTATCTATGGTCTTGGCCTGGTTATAGACATTGTTCACCGGCACGCGCAGGGCCAGGATGTGCTGGTTTGCCTTTCTGAATTCTGCCGCATCGGTCTGCGCCTCTGCGCGAAGCTCGGGTACTCTGGCCATCCCGATATTTTCCTGCAGCGTCTTCATGGTCCGATTCACGCCATGAATTTCATCGTAGGCGCTCTTGAACTTTGAGCGGTCTTCCCATTGCATCGTGGATACGGCGAACCTTCGGCCTATCGGAACGTCGTTTTCAGTGAACTCCTTGGCAGAGAACGGCATGGCTATCAGTCCAGTTGTTCTGGACAGAAATTTGCCGACACCGCCGAAAGTGCTTTCAATCAAGAGGTCCATAGACTCAGGGCTGAAGCTGATCAAGCCTTCCGTTGCCCCAGAGCCGCCGAAGCTGTTCACCCACTGCGCCACAGCCTTCGAGCTGGCAGAGACGGAGCGCCAGTGTCTGGCCGAATCCGGCTGATCATCATAGGCTGCCTGGGGCATCAGCGGTGTTCCGAACGGAGTTTTTTCAAAGCCGATATCAACCAGCGGGTCAAACAGGGTCGGCGAGAGCATCCGAACCCAGCCGTGAGATTCGCTAAGGCTCGCTGCAGTTTCGAGCGGATTGAAGTTGTTCAGCAGCGCACCGAGAATACCCATGGAGGCGGCGCCGGTGCTTTTTCTCCCGAGGACGGACTGGGCCATTTCCTGACCAATCGACCAGAAGAAGGCGTATCCGTAAGGCAGGGGAATCTTCACTCCCTTCTCCATTCCGGGCAGCATGATGATGAGATTTCCGTTTCGGACCTCATCATTGACCGCGAAGTAAGCCGGTTCACCATCATCACCGTCGCCGCCCATGAACATGTTCATGACTGCCACGGAGAAAGAGAAGCCAATAATGGCGCCCAGATGCTTGGCGGCACGGCCAGGATTGTTCTTCATAGTCCGCAGGATGGTCAGCGAGCCCTGGATGCCTGCGTTGGCGAACATGTAGAGCGTGTTCAGCGCGCCGCCCCACTCGCCCTTACGGTCAAAGTCAACCGTCGTCTCGCGGGCCAGAAGGGCCGCAGATTCTTTGCTCATGCCCGCCTTGATGCCGGCTGCAAACATGGCCAGGCGCGTGGCATTTTCAAAGACATCGGAGCTTTTGCGCATGAACTCCTCGACACCGGAAGTAAAGGATGCCGCCTTTTCCTTTATGGATGCTTTTCCTTGGGCAACTCTGATGGCCGAGTCCAGGCTTTTCACGGTTTCTTCAGGCGTTTCCATGAAGGCCCATTGAATTTTGGCTCCGGTAGACTCGAACAGCTCAATCATCGCATCCAGTTCTTTCTGAGCTTCCGTGAATCCGGACTTATCCTTGCCGAAGTTGTTGGCGTAGATGACCTTCATCGCCGCAGGCACATTGGACAATACGCTCCGAGCGAATTCACGGCCGTCAATGCCGCCGACATTTTCCCTGATTGAGAGAGTGTTCAGCGCCGTGCCAATATCCCTGACCATGTTCGGGATGAAGAATTCAGGGTTCATGCTGGTGTTCATCTTGATCAGCCAGCGATTGACAGAGCCCATGACCCGCATGGCGCGGCCAACCTGCTTCGGGTTGTTCAACATGTGAAAGCTCTTGGCCAGCCCCTCGTCAACGATACTCATGTACCGAAGCTCGCCGTTCCGGTAGACAGGGATGAGCCCCATGTCCCGCTCCCATTCTTTGAGGCCGTCGCGGTCAAGGCCGGCGGGGATTTCGGGCATGGTTTTGAGGCCATTGCGCTCCATGTAGGCCGCGACACCTGTAACATCCACATCAACCATGTCTGCGACCAAGGCCTGAACTTCTTCCTGAGACAAGTAGACGTGGAATAACTCAGGATTGCCCTTGCCGCGTCTTCCAGCGAAATTGTAGAGTACGTTGTTTGTGCGGTTCACACTGATTTCCTGAATGCGCGAGCGCAAACCGGAGAAGGTCAGACCGACAACATCCCGCTCATCTTCCTGCAAGGGCAGGCCAGTGAAGTTGTCTCCGGGCTCCTTGAACCGGCTGCCGCCAGAGAGCGCGTAGTATTCATCGGATCCTTTTTCGAGGCCAGTGCGGCCGGGGACCGGAACATAGAATTCGTACCCGGCAAGCATCTCAGCAGCCTTGGCCGCCGTGATCATTCCGCCATCGCGGGCGATCTCAATGGTCCGCTTATTGACTTCAACCAGGTGCCTGATCGGAGCCATGGCCTTGCCGCCGTAGGAGCCATCTGCATTTCGAGTGATATTTCCAAGCGCAACATGTTTGTCGAGAAAGGCCTGAGCCTGCTTGTTGGTCAGGCGAGAGGCATGTTTTCTGAGTTTGTTCCTCTCCAGGGAGTGCAGGGCCTCAGTAATTTCGGCAACATCATGAACGCTGAAACTTTCGCCCTTGAACATATCAGCAAACTGGGCTGTGAGAACGTCAGCCTTGATGGACAGTGCGCCGATGCGGCTTTTCTGCGTCCTCATTGCCGAGATGAAATCCTGGTCAGGGCCGAGTGTTTCGCCGGAGCCAACGACAGACCTGTTCAGCATTTCCCAGCGCCGGAGATAATCGGCAAATTTCATGAGCACCTGATCAATCAGGTTGGGCTGATATTGTCCGAACTCACCGGGATGTGTCAGATTCTCCCCGGGAATCAGCGATGGAGAAATGAACGAGGACGCTCCGGAGCGGCCAGCGACCTTGCTGCCCTCGAAAGCGTAGTAGAGCACCTCGCGCATTTCAAAGCCGGTGACGTGAAAGTCGAAGCCGAGCTTCGTCATGATCTTCCGGAACGCGCGAGCCAGCATAGCCGCGATACGATCAAGGGCTGTGCCGATATTCTTGTTCACGGTGCGGCCTGCAGCGGCATCGAAGACAACCTGCTCCGCCATGTGCGCCAGAAACTCTTCGGCGTAGTGGATCTGCAGATCACGCGGGACGCGGGCCATACGATCTTCGCCAAACTGTCTCTTGGCCACCGACACCATGTAATTATCGTATTCAGCTCCGAGCACCTTGCGCAGCCCGATGTGGCCAACAGCCTCATGGTAGATCGTCTTCGAGAACTCCTGCCAGTCAAAGCCGCCGGTTGAGTTGGCGTGGGCCCCGACAAAAACATGGATGCGACCAAGGCGGTCCTTGAAGCCCATGAGGTTCTTGAGCGACTCAGTAGCCTCCATCGACTTCTTGCCCTTCTTGCTGGCCGTTTCCATGAGACTGATAAGATCAAGCGGCAGGGCCTCAACCTGACGGTCGGCAGTTTCAAGAAAAGACTGAGCCGTGATGCCTGGATGATGGAAGACAACCGGAACCTGCAGATCACTCAGGACATTCAGCTCTGAGAGGATAGCGTCGGCCCGCTGCTGAAGCAGGACACGCGACGGTGCCTGGTCAGCGTCAAGAACATAGTTTTTGCCGACCTGACGGTAACGGAACTTCCCAAGAACCCGGGCCAGCTCATTTTCCTTCAGAGAATGAAGTGCGCGGTGCACAGCACCCACAACCTCCTGGCGCCTGGCCGGAGAGATCGTCATGCTCTGCATGGCGTCATCGTGGGTGCGAAGCAAACTCACAACCAGGGCCTCGCCAAAGCTGGTCATGGTCCGCTCACCAAAGTCGATGCCGCCCTCAGTATCATTGACGACAACGGTCGGTGTGCGGCCGGTGTTCGCCTGCCGGTTGACCTTGATCTTGTATGTGCCAGGGGCAATCTGATTGATCGCCTGCATCAGCGCATAGTCAACGCCGGTCATGGTCATTTCCCTGAAAGCCGGGTAGACTTCAGTGTTGGTCAGGCGCTCATTTTCGCTCTGCAGATTGTACTGGGCAGCGCCATCAACGCTCCTGAAGGACCGGATGTCGTCAATGTTCTGAACAAGGAAGTTTGCGTCCTTGTCCATATGCAACTTGGTCTGCGCCAGGAGGAGAAGTTGCTTCTCCGGATCAAGCCCTTCGATTTTGATCAGCTCCATGAGGTCAAAAAGGAGCGACTCGGAATCGCTGGAGAACTCGGAGTTGACGAGCTTTTCGGCTACCGCGCGCTGGGCGGCATTGCCCTTGGACCAATGCAAGAGCACGGCGTCAACGAGGTTTTCGGCCAGGGTACGCTGAAAATCCTTCTCATCCAGAGTCGTCTGGTTCGGGAAGTCGGCCGCCTTCTCCGTGCGATCCATAAGATGGATGCTATTCAGGTGCGCCTGACGCTCTTCGAGACTATCACCAAGCATGCCGGGACCAAGGTCGGCCGGGAGCTGCTCCGTGGCTACAAGCTCCATGAGCATGAAAAGGTCAACGGCGTCCGTGTCGTGCTCAAGGCGACCCTGAGCAATGGCGTCGAGATTCAGACCTTCCTTGGTGCGGATGATGCGGGAGAGGCCAGTCTTGGCCAGCATGATAGCCAGGTCGTCGCGGCGGCGATCAAGGTCAGTGACGGGACGCCCTGTCTTTTTAGCTGCATCCTGACGCTTTTCTTCTCTGCGCGTCCCTTCGCGCCAGAGATTCGCCTGCTCACCTTTGACGTTCCTCATCGCCAGCGCATACTCATTCTGGTAGGCAATGAGCACCGGGGCGAGCTGGAGAATATGGCGAGCAAGACCCTTGTCCTTCTTGGACAATTCAGAGAACTTCTTGATCGACCCGTCCTTGGTGGCCATGGGCAGTTCCTGAGCAACGAGTGCGTAGGCAATCCGCGCCATGTCCGTGGTCATTTTATCGTTTGTCTCATATTGGAGGTTGGGGAACGAAGAGAGGCCAGACAGAATGTAGGCTGCCAGATCCTCTTGCCCACCCTCAAGCAGGGCACGGATCGTTCTTTTGCCCTTCAAATCGCCAGTCTTCATCGACTCGGTGGTCGAGAAGGTGATCTTCCCGGTCACGCTGTCCCTGGTGTTAATCAGCGCCTCGGCCTTGGCCTGCATGTGCTTGGGCAGGGCGGCAAAGTATCCGCTGTTGCCCCAGGCGAGTTTGTCCGGATCCAGTTCATAGTCGAGAACCGTGGACAGAATTCTCTCACGCTGCTGGGCAAGTTCGCTGGCTTCCTGCGCGGCCTCGCCGACAACAAAGGAGCTGGCCGCGCCGGTGCGGAACTTCGACATCTCGGTTGCCCACTTCAGATTTTTCTCGGCCTTGGCCAGAGCCTCCTCAGCGGCGGGGATGTGATGGTCGAGCAGCATGTTCAGCCGATCCCGAAGGCGAAGCCATCCGCGAGTAGAACCCTTGAACATCCTTAGCGGAAACTGTGCCTCCTTCGACAGCCTGTTGCCTTCTGTGTACAGGGCCTGAACTACTGCCTGCGCCGCATCGACCGCGGCCTTGCCCTCCTCAACGGCGTCCTTACGCATATTGACAGATCGCTTTGTATCGGCCTCCGAAACAACCGTACGGAACGGGAAGAGGATGGCAGAGACAAAGTCTTCGTTGGCCTGCTTGGCAAGTTCGGAAAGCTGTCCCTTTGAGATCGGGCTGTCACCGCCGCCGTCCTCTACCTCACCAGTTTCCTCTCCATCTTTTTGCGCAGGCATCCATGTTTCGTTGTCCACCAACTGCTCGGCGTCCATTATCTCCTGGGTATGAAGGCGAAGCTGAGACTCAATATTACCCATGGCAACTTCGCGTATCGCCTCGCTTTCTTCCTTCGTCACAAGGCCGCGGTCAATGGCAACCCCAAGTGTCTCGATAATGGCATCTTCAAGTTCATCCAGCGCTTTATCCTGGGCCGGAGTATTTGCGGCAGTACCCTGGACGGCAACCAGTGCCCGTTTGACATTGTCATTCTCAAAGAGAGACAGAGATCGCTCAATGGCCTCGCCTGTCTTTGACGCCATGGACGGCTGATTCGTCACCTCAAGAACAAATGGGTTATCATTCTGGTTGGCCACAACCAGGAACTGCTTGCCGTTTGCGTCAAAGACCTTCTGCGCATAGGCCGCGCCAACAAGATTTGAATGACGAGACTTCTGAGACACCTCAGACAGAAGCCGCCTGCGTTTCGATGCAAGAAGGCCAGAGTTCATTTCGTACCGACGCAGGACGTTCATATTGTCACTGACAACATCACCCTTATTGTCCTTTTTGACAACAGAGTGACCGGCAAGCACATCCCAAACCCTCGGAACAACAAAGAGCTGCTGGGCAGAGAGCTGTTCAATGGTATAGAGCTTCGGATTGCCCTTCTCTCTCATTGTGTCCACACTGATCCGCTTTTCCCCAGCCTTGAAGCTTACGCCGGTATGGTCGTAATCCTTTACCGCGTGATCAACATCTTTCATCTGCACCAGAGTATAGAGCGGCTCGCCGACCGGACGCTGACGTTCATCGCGGGCAAATTCGGCGCGGCCGCCAATCATGAAAACAGAGCCAGGATGCTTCTCGCTGTAAAGGATCGCTCCGGGCTGAAGCGACCGTAGTTCCTTGAAGTCTCCATTGACCGGAGAAAGATTCAGACTTTCGCGCTGTGTGGAGTCAAAGAAGGCGCCTTTGCGCAGATTTTTCTCATATTCCATCTGACCAAAGAATGTCCGGTACTTTTTACCCTCATCCTGGACATCAGAGAAAACGGCAGCAGCAACCTTGTGGGCCTCAGTATTTTTCTCAAACTCATGAATAGGCTGAAGGTAGTCGTTCAGAAATCCGGCAGCGGCCAATTTTTTGCCAAGAGCAGGCGGCATGTTCTGGACGGCAAACTTATTGGCCAGGCCCTTGCCGAATTTCTGCCCAATTCCAAAGAGACCCAATAGGATCTCATCAGCGGTCAGGCCAGCATAAAGGTCATCTTTGCCCTTGACCTGAATTAGCTCGTCAATCTTCTTTTGTAGAGCTTTAAGTTCATGTGTCTGCACGCCCTCGGCATCAACTTCCATGGTGAAGGAGGGGACAACTGTGCCCACATTGATCGTGAGCTTCCCGCCGTAAACATCATTCAAGCGTTTCAGGGTATTTCTGATGATGTTCTGACCAACAGCCTCGACCGTCGGCGCACTGTGTTCAAACTTGTCAGCGGAAACCTTGTTGCCCAAGTAGTTGCCGAGGCCTGGGAAGGCCAGGGTAGTCAGCCGGTCCTGCTCGCCGATAGCGCCAAACTTGGACAGAAGATTCAGGGCCAGGGCGTGCGTGTCCTGCATGCGCTCAATGAAATCGGCCACGCTGCCCATGTCCGTGATCGTCTTGGTGACACCGGAGAGGGCAGGACTCATGACTTCGGTACTACGCAGAATTTCAGCCATGCGAAACATGTCTTCAAACTTCTGGAGCTCAGTTTCGGTCATACCGCCGCTGTCTTCTCTGTCACCACTGAGGGCTGTCAGAACCTTTTCCGCATCGGCCGGAGTGATGCCTCCAGTTGCAGAACTGTCCATTCCGCCAAGAGAGAGCTGCTTGACCCGGTCGTCAAAGGATTCAGCGCGATCCTTGCTCAGGCGGCCGGTATAGGAGGCCGTGGCCACCATATTCGAGATGAGGTAAAGGAAGAGCTGTTTCGCCTCACCGGGCAGGCGGTTCGCACCTGGCACACTATTCAGCTCGCGGGCCGTCTCGGCTACAATGTAGTCGAGGCGCTCGCCAACGGAATTGAAGTTTTCGACCTTTGCGCGTCCGACAGACCGCTCGGCGGCGTGCTCAAGAATCATGAGGCGAGGCGGAGTGCTCACTGCGCGGTCAGACCAGTAGGCCTGCTTGCCCTTGGCCAGGTTGTCCCGAAGTGTGCCGACGTTTTTGACGAATTCCTTCATCTGCTTGATGTCGTCCTGCAGCCCTTCGGTGAACATATTCCAGTCACGGCCATAAGCGGCTTCGAGCTGGGCGCGGATAGGACCTTCCTTGGACAGAATCAGTTCAGACACAGCCTTCACGGAGTCCATGACTTCATTCATGTGCTGCTGCCAGACCCTGGCATTCTCATCGCGGGCAGCCTTGAGAGCGGCACGCCGTGTTTTCCTGGCTTGGACCCGGGCCTTGTCTTTGTCCTCGGCAGAGAGCTTAGAATTCGTCTTGATTTCAGCCAGACGCTGACGATATGCGGCATTGGCCTCGTTGGCCCTCACGCCATAGCCGGCCGCGCGGTTGTCCCTGGTGGCGGCCTTGGCCGTCATCAGGCTCCAGGCTCCGGAGAGGAACGTCCGCACATCGCCAGAAAGGATCGCGGCAGTGCTCCCAGATCTCAGCGACTTCTCAAGAGCAGAGCCGGCAGATTTTACATAGGCAGATCCTGAACGCAGAAGTTCATTGAAATTCTCCGGGGCGGTCGAGGCGACGAGCTGAAGTTTCTTGTGCATGGGTAGTGCCCGGAGGCGAGCGAGGCGTTCTTCTGGCGTCTGCTGAATGAATGTTTTTTCATCGCGCTTCCTCTCTTTGTACTCCAAGCGCAAGGTAGCCAGCGGCTTACCCATCATCCGCTCTTTGTCTTGATCCCAGTCGGAGTAGAATGTCAGAAACTTGTCCAACTCGGCGTCGAACTTTGCAAGCTCCGGAGTATCCAGGGCACTCTTGGGCTCGGAAGATTCCTCTGCTTTTGCAACCGGAGGCTTTGCCTTCTTCTCGGTCGGCTTGACCTTCGGCAGGGCAACTTCTTCCTTGGAGACAATGGAGAACTGAACTTGGACGTTGTCGAGGGGAAGCTCTTCGCGCTCCGTCCCCGTGGCGACATCTTCCTTGAAATCGTAGCGGAGTTTCTGTTTCTCATCGAGCTGAATATCGGTGGCCTTACCATACTCCTTCAGTCCACGCAGGCCGTCTTTGCCGGAGCCGGTGTAAGACTGATACATCTCAGGAGCCCATCCCTCACGCTGGCTCCATTCCTCGGCGGTCATATCGGTAACAGGAACGACGGCATCGACCTTGGCCAGGATGCGCTTGCCGTCTTCCTGAACATAGAAGGTGCTGCCCACAATCTGCTGCAGATCAGCCAGGCCAACCTGCGCCTTGGGCTTGTCGAATTCGAGGCCAAACTGATCAGCAACCTGCAGGATGCTTCGGGTTGTACCGGTGCGCTTACCCTCCCACATTGCATCAATGGTGCTGGTGATCGGCTTATCGCCCGCGAGCAGGTCAGGACGCATGACATTCTTTACCCCATCATGACGGTAATTCATGGGGATACGGGGCATGTCCTTGAGGCCGGTTTTCGCCCTGGAAAACTTCGTCCCTTCCGGAGCAACCAAGCCCTGCTTCCCAAGGCTCCCCTTCATCTTCGACAGAAGCACGCGGATTTCAGATTCACCAAGATCCATTTCCTTCAGGCCAAGAGTTTTCCGCACGGCGTTGACGATCTTTTTGAGGACAATGACGGCCTTGTCGTAGAACTTCTCCGTGCCCTTGATATTCCGATCAGCGAGCAGCTCACCTGCAATGCCTCGGCGGCCAACTTCGGTAGCCAGGTCATAGTCCTTGTCATAGCCGCGCTCGGTGGCCATCTTTTCGATCTCAGAGGTGAACGAGGAATAGACCTTATCGAGTGTGCCATTCCATTCATTGACCGCCTCTTCGGCGCCCATCTTCTTTGTCAGCTCAGCTACATGGGCTTCCTCGGCAGGGTGGATGATTTCATGGCTCATGATATCCGCCATGTGGTCATCATCGCGCACGCGAGCAGCATTCACATGCAGCCGGCCGCCGTGCCAGAAGGCAGGCGCGTTCTGGCCTTCCTTGGCTTCAATGACTGCGCGAGTTTCCGGAGCCAACTCATCCATGGACTCAAAGACGGTCGAGACTTCGGACAGGCCTGACTTGGCCACATGCTCGGAGATACGGTCGCGGCCCAGACCCGGGCCTTCAAAGTCGACAGTGGCGCGGGAGAATTTGGGCTCGTCGGTCTTTCTTTTTTTGAGTATTTCCTGAATATGAGAACGCTCCCGCTCCATCATCATGCGCAGCTGAGGATCTTCCATTTTAGGAAGCCGTTCATCATAACGCTTGACCATATACTCAAGCTGCTTTTCTGATTTTTCGGCAAAATCACTTCCAAGCACTTTTGATGCAACGGAGTCTCTGGTTTCCTGCTGTTCTTGCTGATTAAGTAAAGACTGTGCGAGGCTTGTTTCTTTCCCAGCACTCATTCTTGAAGAACCGGTAGCCATTTTTCTATCAATAGAATTTTCAGCAACATAAGAGTCAAATTCTTTGACAAGAGCCCTGGTTTCCTGAATTTGCGCCTCGGCCTTAACCCGGTCCGGATGACCTTCAGGCCATTTGTTCTTGTCAATCTGACGATTCAATGAATCAACATCCATCAAATCTGCTTCAAGAGTTTGCCATAACTCCTGAGCAATCTGCTCTGGCTTATCTCCGCGCTCTATGGCCTTGCCCTTTATGTATTCAAAGTCCTCTCTTTTCAAATAAGATGATGGCCCATCTTCAATGACATCTTCTTTTTTGCCAAATCTCTCAGCCAGTTCTTCCGGCGTCCAGTTACGAGCGCCGCCCTCGGCCTGCGCGTCAACCTCCTGGTCCATGGAAGCCAAATAGTTCGGGTCCTCGGCAGGCTCCTGACCAATTGCTTCCTGGGTAGCAGCGGGATCAATGGTCAATGTCTCGGTCGCAAGCGGTTCGGTGGCCATAGTGGCCATGGGCTCGGTGATCGGAACCTGTGAGGTTTGGGGAGTTTGGATTGTTGCATCAGGCGTAGGTTTGCGCGCGGCGATATATTCCTGCAGGGCCATAGCATCCACAGTGCCCTTCTCAAGCTCCTGCATATTGCCGTGACGGATCAGGTTCTTGAGCGCCTTGACGGTGAATGGTTTACCGCTTGGATTGGGCAAGGCATCGTTGATCTGTTTGGCCGCTTCCTGATAGGACACGCCCGCACTGATGTTGCCCAGATGCTTTGCCAGCTCGGCGCGTTCGGCGCGATTCGCTTCAAGGGCCGCGGTCACACCGGGCAGACTCTTCTCTTGGCCAAGGGCAATAATGCTTTCCTGACGCTTGATGATGACATCAAGGTCCCGCGCCCGGGACTCCGGAGTTTCCTGCGTGCCGAAGGCAGCCTTCGCCTTCGAGCCGACCTGTGTAGCCATACCGCCACCAGCACCGCCGATGGCGCCGGCCAGGCCTGACTCGATCACGCGCTTGAAGTTCTCCTGACTGACCATCTCAAAGTCAGGGTCGGCGAAGTTGACGTTGGACATGGACAGAATTTCCTGCGCGGCCTCCTGCCCAAATTCGGCCGGGGCCTGCTTGACGGCTTCGACCATCAGGTCGCGCATCATGTTCAGCGCCTTCCCACGCAGGCCGGGATTGGCCCGGGCATGGGTCGCCGCCTTGACCAGCTCCTTGGCTGTCTTGCCGCCAACGTCGCCCAAAAACATATCAAGCAGACGGATATTACCGCCGAAAATTTCAACCATGCCTGCAGCGAGGCCAGTGGACATGGCGAATGTCGCGCTGGTTTCTTCCGTGGCTTTCAAAAGCGCATCTTCATGGCTCATACCTTCCGCCATGAATTTGTCACGCATGTGATTGACAGTGTCGGAGAATGCACCCGTTGTTTCAAGGGCGGCCGTGCCCATGATTGTACCGACGCGGGAGCCGACATACTTTTGCGCGGCAACCTGAGCTACTTTGCGGGACGCCTCGGTTCCAGCCAGGGTTGCGGCCTCGACGGCCACGCCAGATCTGACCGCGGCCTCGGTAGCCTCCTTGGCGACATTGGTGAAGATGCCCTTGTTCATCATGCGCTCGGCCTGATTCTTGACGAAGTAGCCGACTGCCTTGTCCACGGCCTTCTTGCCAGCCAACTCAGCCAGCTTGCCGCCGACGCCGCCAGAAATGAGGCTGACGGCCATGGATGGAACAAGGTTGCCGAATGTGCCGGCAATGGCGTCGTAATAATCGCCAGGATCTTTCAAGTCCTCATTGATCCACTTACCCTCTTCCTGAGATAGAAGAGACTTTGTGGGATTAAGCGAGGCTTGCCGCATCTGTTCCTGATAAACGTCAAAGCCCTTGTTGGTCAGATATTTACTGACAACATTGTCGCCGCCGGCATAGGACGCGAGCTTGCCTAGGCCCATGAGCACGCCGCCGCCGACTGTGGCCTGCATCTGGTCAACGCCGGCAGCCGCGCCGCGCATGAAGTCGCCCTTTTCAGCGAGGTTTTTTTCGCGCTCTTGATTGTCGAGTTCTTCCTGTCTGCGCTTGGTTTCAAATGCAGAAATATTCTGAGAGAAGCGATCTATCTTGTTGCGCTGTGCCCAAGTGTCGTAAGTGTCGCCTTCGGAGACATTTTTTCCCGCTTTAAACAGTGCATTTGCGAACTTATCTGCACTTATTCCTCTTTTGGAAAACTCTTCTTGATTTTCAAGATAAAGAGATTCAACTTTCTTCCCGTAGGAGCCCTCGTAGTCGTCCATCGGCTGATTTAACATCAAAAAAACTCCATAATTTAATTTGTTGTGTTAAGTCTCTCTATCATTTTCTGCAAATAATCATCGCTTCCAGTTCCAAGCATCTCTATTGCAGAATTAACCTCATCCAGCTTTGACTTTATTGCTGGATCTTGATTTGCGTCATATTGTTTCTGAAGACTTGTTTGTACAGCTTTCAATTTGTTCAAATCAAAATTGCTTTGCTTGTACTGCCCTTCCTGCTCTCTTTTCAAAGCAGCATCCCCGGACCTCCCAACAGCTTCGTATTGTGCGGCACCAAGAGTAGCTGCAGCCTTAATCCGTTCCTGCTCAGTTCCGGCATTTGCCGTCATCGCCGTGGTTTCTTTTCCGGTCTGCGCAGCAAGAAGTGCCTTAACCAAATCATTGGCCAGGGTGGATCGGCCAGTCAGAGAGTCGCTGAGGCCCTTGATCTGCTCGTTGTTGGCCTGAACCATGGCCAGCCGCTTTGTCTTGGACATATTGCCCATTTCAACAGATTGGCCGTAGCCACCCATAAGCTGACTGTTCTGGTTATTGAGCATCGATATCTGCGACTCGATGTTGCGGAAAGCCCCATCGCCGCCCGGGGTATTCGGGTTCATCCCGATGCTCTTGCTGAAGTCCTGATACTGCCCGGGTTTCATGTTCTGGCCAAGTGCCGTACTGAGCATGGCCGTTTCCTGGTTCATGAGGCCAGTCATGTTTCCGCCAGGCATGGTCACGGCCGGGTTCTGCTGCATGCCGGGAATGGCCGAGGCAGTTCCTGGCTGGGGAACAAGGCCTTGAGCAGCCTGGCTCTTCATAAAGAACGGCGACTGACCGGCAGGCAGGGGCGTGCCGCCAAGATTGCCGCCAGAAAGACGGACAGAGCCCGGCTCTTGCATCTGTCCGTCTTTGAACATGCCAACCTGGCCGGTATAGGGATTATTGCCAAGGGTCAGCTTCGACTTGTCAAAGCGAGAAGTGCCCGCCTCCTGCTGCGCACCGATGAGTTTGGAGGGTACGGTGTTGGTTGTGCCATTGCCTGGAGCGCTCGGCGAAGGCTTATTTGGAGATAAAACAGACGGCTTGAAAGTGTTTTGACGTAAAGTTTGATCAAGTTTTTTCTTTTCATCGCCAAGGGTAGCATCGCCAGTTCCACCAAAATAGTCACCGACGCGCTGCTGGATTTTTGGATAAGAACCCTGGTCATTTCTTGCCGTATTGCGTAAGTCTTTACTCTTCTGCACGACGCCGCCGACTGTAGACGTTGTCCAGTCTATTCCTTTTTTTACTTGACTTAAAAAAGGACTAGGAGATTCATTGATTTTTGCTGTGTTTGGATTCCCAGCATTAATCTTTTTAGATTTTTCAAGATATTCACTAGCAGCACTTTTTGCACCAGCCATCACACCACCTCCCTATTCTTCTTCAATTCGATTGATATTGATATTCTTACTGAAGCTGACACCGTCAGAGGCGGTGTAGCTGTCACCGCCAGAGTAAGAGATACTGGCATGAGTACTGATGCCCTGCATGGCACTAGCCGCAAGCTGTGCGCCTACGCCCATGATTCCTTCTGTGCCAGACATCTGGAGCTGCTTCATGGTCTGGTAGCCACGTAGGGAAGCTTCAATCTGAGCTACCGCTTTTTGCAACCTAAAGGATGCCTCCTGGACTTTCAACTTTATCCTTTCAGACGTTGCCTCATAGTGGGCCTTGTCGCGCTCTGTCTCTGCAGAATAACCGGTTGCCAATGCCTTGAAACCATCGACCTTTGCGCCGATGGACTTTGTCTTTCCATCCACTTCGGCAGAGAATCGCATGATTTCGGCCTTGTATTGTTCGGTGATCATTTTGTTCTCTTCGATCTTGGCAGACATCTTTGCCACCATCCCGTCGAGCATTTTGGCCTTGGCCTGAACCTCCGTGCCGTACGCCTGTGTGCGAGCAGAATAGACCTCGGCCCTGATCTTCTCTCCGCTCCACTCAGCCTCGTACTGCTGGATCATGGATTTGTTCAGCTCAACCGTGGCCATATATCCTTTGAGCTTTGACTCATACAGCTCGGCCGTTGTCTTCTGCACTTCTGCCTGGATGCCTACGGCCTGCATCTGGCTGGTGTAGACCTTGACCAGAAGCTCAACGCCGCCAAGCTGGGCGGTGTAGATATCAACGAGCAGTTTCTGCACCTCGGCAGACACCCTGGCGCCTTCAATCTGAGCCTTGAAGATTTCAACCTGTGTCAGGGCAGCCTTGACCCTGGACTCCCAGACAGCGGCCTTGGTCTTGTATTCCTCAAGCCTGAAGTTGGCCATGTCCACGGAGGCCTTGAACAGCTCCATGGCAGAACCAAAGACAGCCTTCTGGCCATCCAGGGAAAGTGTGGCCTGTTTGACATAGAAGTCCCGCAGCATACCCTCAAGTTCGGCGCCTTTCTCAATAAAGAACTGCGTATTCTTCTGCGCAAGCTCGGCCTGGCTTATCGTAATGTCCTTGCTGGCCTGCATGTTATTTCGAGTAATCTGCGAGTTGATCTCGGAGATTTTTGCCCAAAGCATACCGGTGGGCATCGTGAAGCCGCGACTGGCAAAATAATCTTCTGTCTCCCGCAGCATTTTTTCGTTCTCAAGATAGGTGCGATTCAGATGCTGCCAGTAGATATCTTCTTCGACCTGAATATCAAGGCCAGTTCCGCCATTGCGAATATTGTAAAGCACCTTGGCGAGAAGATCCGCCCAAATATCAGAGTTGTAAGCCGGCTCGCCCCAGGTGAATTCTCCCGGCGTTGTCAGCTCGACTGGGATAATGGACTCATCGAAGTCTGGTATCGTGATGTCCGGAGCCGCAGGAATCTGAATATCAGTGAAGCTGGGCGGGCTCGGCAATGTCACGCTGGGCGCGACCGGGAACTCCAGAGCCTCAAATGACGGTGTCTCGGGAACAGTGCCAATGGCCTGCAAAGTCGGCTTCTCCGGCGCAGAAAACTCCGGATCTGGAATATTGAAAACCGGAAATTCGACATCCTCAATGTAGTCAGGGACAGCGAGCATAGACGGAGCGGGAGGCGCATCCGGCAAAGAAAGGTCAAGCTCAAGCGTGCCAAGGTCCGGGCGGGAAGAGTAATCAACATTGGGGATTTCAACACCCTCAATGTTGAGATCCTCTGCCCCAGGAACTTCAAGAGTCTTGATGAGCGCCTGCATGTCGAGAACAAAATTTGAAGTCTGCAGCAATGCCGCATTGGCGATATCCTCAAGATATTCCATGCGGTCGTTGACGGTCGTGAACGCAGCGTTCTTTCTCGAAACAGGACCGGTCAAAGACGGAACTTCGGGATCTGCTCCGATAAATTGCGGCTGTGAATTAAAAATTCCCGTGTTCATGTTTTACCTACCTATCTTGAAGTCCGAAAACCTGAATATAAAATGGTTTGCCATCTGCGGAAATCTGTACCGAAATTCCCGTATCTAGCCAATCTTCTTTCAATATGTTTGCGCGATGAGGCGGCGAATTCATCCAGCCCTCAACGGCGGTCGCGGCCGAAGCGTAACCCCATGATACGTTCTCGCCAATCTCAAGGGCGTAAACAGCTCGGGTTCCGTATGCAGTTTGTCCGACGCGGTCCCCGACGAAACTTCCGTCAGAGCCTTCGTGGTCCATGATATCGTTCTGTGCACAGTCATATACATGAATATCTGCTGCATACTCAAGATCACCGTCAGGAGAAAGCCGCCCAAGGCCGTGTTCCATACGAATTTGATTTACGAGGTTGAATATCTCAACTTTGGCCGCAGCTTCAAACCCAGGTTTTTTAAAGTCATCCATGATATACATGCCAATATTCCCACGCAGAGATCTTACATTCTCTGGCATATATCCTTTTGCGACATGGTCTTCATGAACTTCCTTTATAAACTTTTGCATTGAGAGGAAAAGAGTAGCGCCGTTGGCACTTTTAGTATTTTCAGAATCTGTAGTTGATCCGATAGCGGCCGCTCCAAACATTCTATGAAAAAGCTCGGTCGGCAAATACTCGCCATCAAGATACTCATAGTCGGCCTCCATGAACGATGAAAAATATAGGTCAACTCTAATCCCTGTATATTCTGTAGAAGATGCAATGTTGTGGCTTCCAGTAGCCGCTGCAAGATTTGGAAGGCCATCGCTTCTTTGAATAAAACCAACAGGCGAGCGGAGGCTTGATATTGCATATGTCGAAGAAATAGGAGGATTTGAAAAGGCATAAATCTTATCAAAATTTTCCTCGTCCAAAAACGAATACAAGACATCTATGTCCCAAAGCTCCAAATAGGGCTCGCCTGTATCTTCTCTCATTTTTGCAGAGCCATCCAGAAAACCAGAAATATAATTCAAGGCACTATATTCATTATCACTCTGCATTTTTCCAGCAGGTGTGTTATTTATAAGAAAAGAGGCATGCCCAAAAGCAACTGGCAAATTAAGCGCCCAATATGTATTGTCACTCCAACCATTACTGCATCTCCACCAGTCGTGAACAAGCATTGCTCCAGTATAAATAGTGTTGGAAAATATGTTTTCTTCTTCTTTTATAGAGCCGTCCTTATAGACAAGTATCTTTGCTCCAGACCCTGGAATAAACCCATCGATGTTTTCTGAAACCTGTGTCCAATTATATTGCTTTAAAAAATGAGTGCCCCTTCCATCTGCGTCCCTATATGAGCACCACTCCCTCAAAGAATTCATTGTCTCGCATCGCTGTGTCAAAAACTCATGAAATTCATAGCTGTCCCAAGTTAACGTTTCGCACTTCTTCGTATCAGAAAGTGGCAATGTTTGGCACTTACTATATGAGGGGATTGAGCAAAATGCTGTATTGTAAGAAAACCTATTGTTAAAGCGAATCCTGTCGGTATCCGCTGAAGAAACAGTAAGCCTTCTTTTATAAACAGACGATTCGCTTGCTGGGACATATACAGAATACATCTCTTCCGCTGTATTAAATTTTCCAATCTGAAACAGCTCGCCATTTATAAGAAACTTTCCAACAGTATAGCCAATCTCCTCGTTTCCAACATAGACAATAATAGTTGGATACATCGGCTCAATTTTCTTCTTCTCTTCTTTCTTTTCAGGAAAAGGAGAGGCTATCTCTGCAATGCTGAAATCTCCGACCTTTTTTCCAACAATAACAGTGCCGTCAGAAAATCTGGAAGCCATACAAAAAAAGGCAAGGTTTTGCCTTGCCGCTTCTTGCCTGCACGTTTCCAGCAGGGCGTGCGCCTTCCCGGAGTATGAAGCTGCAAGCTCCTTGTTCTCGAAGAGAATGATGCGATCAGGTATTCTTTGTGCAGCCATGAGATTTCACAGTAAACAATGCGTGCAAGGACTTGATATGGAAAAAAGAACCGTCGATATTCTTGATCCGGAATTTGAACAGTAACCCGGAGGCGATGCGACCTATAGATTCCCGAATTGACTCCAGGGACAAGACGCCTTCGGTCGGAGTAAAAATGGCAGAACCAAGAACTGCGTCATTCTTATCGAGCACATCGATCTGAACCGGATTATCCGCCAACATGGCGAGCCGGAGAAACCGTGGCCGCTTCACCCTGCCAGCGCCCCAATTGGAAACGAGAGTATCAAAGCTGGCCTCGATATTGTCGTCAACGTCCCTCTTGCTCGTTATCTCGAAAAGACCTTCGTCCGTGGCCATAAAATACCGGCCATCGCGTTCGCAAATACTGTTGAACTCATAATCAAAGAACTGGCCGAAAGCTTTGTTCTTGAGATTCACGCTGCCACCAAGTTTTTCCATCTATGGCCTCCGATAAAGAAGAGATGTGGACGTTGAGACATCGTCGCTTGAGCAGGCAATATTGCCGAACAAGGAAAGCGCCTTTGCCTGAATCGTAAGATCGACAGATTTTCCACGGACAGAGCCATTAAAGCCAAAAACAGGCCCCGACATTTCAGACCAGTTGGCCTGGGTGCAGGCTACCGATCCATTCAGCCTGAAAGCCTCAATACTGATCTGAGCAAATGGAAGTCGCTCGCCCTCAATGAAGCCGGCAAGAGATGCGAACTCTCCAGAAATAGACCCATTTGCATCAATACTCGCCTCAAGTGCTCCGGAAAAAACAGGCATGTCAGCAAAAATATCAGCGTTTGCGCTATGTCCAGTTTCAATCTTTCCATCCAGAGAAAATGCCTCAGCATCAAGAGATCCTCCGCCAAAGGCTTCGCCAGAAAGGAGAAGAACTTCGGCAGAAACATCGGCAATAACCTCAACACTCGCTACGATTTCGCCATCAAAAGCCTTGAGCGCAGCTTCAACCTGAGCCCCGCAGAACAGTCCGCCAGCCAGCCCGTTGAAAATAAAACCATGAAGCTCGCCGCCAGTCTGTGCCCCAGACATATCTCCAGAAAAAGAGAATGCAGCTTCGGTGAAAAGGATATTTGTTACGCCAAAACTGTAAATAGCGAACTTTGGAAGATCAAAAAATATATATGAGGACGGATTTATCGTTGATTCCGCCTCAAGCGCAGGAAGAAATCCCGGAGCAACAGCAACATCTGTCCCCTGCGAGGCATCGACAGCGAGCGACCAGCCAGAAAGAGCCGGAAGCTCAGATTCTATTATCGAAGGCTCTCCGGCTACCCCCCGAGACTCCAGCGCTGGAATATCGTTTGCGGCAGCGCAAATCTCGACAACAACCTCTCCCTGATTTGCATGACTTTCAAAAGAGGGGAGGATTGAAATACAAAATGTCTGGTCATCAGTACTAGCTATGCCGGCAAGCCCAGGCAGTTCAGAAAAGGCATAATTCGGAAAATCAACATCTCCATACGCATAAGCGTTTGCCATCTGTGAAAATGAATACGCGGCATTTTCAAGCCCCGTAGTAAAGGCGGCAGATATAAGACCAGGCAGCTCGTTTTCGCTTGTTGCTGTATAGGATCTGAAATCTTGAACTATCTCAGGATCAAGAATTGAGTCCATGTATCCATACATGGACGCATAAAGCCTGGCCTCTGTAAAAAGCTTCCCCATCTCCGATGTATAGACTAACACATCGTCAACATAATAAGAAAATATCCCGCCAGTGCGCTCTATCTTAAATACTGCATTTGCAGGAATCTGAATAGGTGGTGTCTTTAAAACTCCAAGCTCTATTATCCTGTAATTTCCGCCATTTAAATAGAATCCATTTCTTATGGAGTTGTTGGACTGCGGAATACCATCTTCTGCCGCACCGCAAACGATTGCAGCATTAACATATGCCTTAAATGAAAAGTAACCATCGTATTCAAGGGTATCTATTGACAAAGCCCAAGAGTCCCAATCGTACGCTGGTGCAGAATAATTTATTATCCTATTTACATATGCCATAATTTAGAGCCTTTTTGGCGCAAGTACAGTAATTGGGGCTCCGGTCATGGGGTCACGAACGTAAAACATGTTTGTAACGGCTTTTCCGTTTTTATAATAATATCCAATTTGCGGAGAATATGTTGCAGGACCGCTTGCCACAACAGCGTTAACATACGCAGATCCGTTGTCTCTATAGTCCTTCGCCTCTGAATATGTAGAAAACAATTTCCCTTTATATGAATAGCCGGCTGGGCTCCATGTTATTTGTTCCTGCTGAACTGGAGAGTAGCCTGAAGACGGCGCAGTGTATGGCGTTGGGGGGTCTGGAACCCACTCCTGAATGACCTTCTGTTTCATAACTAGGCCACTATTTTTATACAAGGTGCTAGGCATGAGTCCCCCAGGAACTATATATTTCCAAAAGAAGCGACAAATGTGTCTATAAAATAGCTGGTCCCAACTGCCATTGTTCTACTGGGGAGATAGAGGTCGCCTATTTCTCCGGCTACGACAACATCTCCGTCTATTCTCGGGATGGAATAGCTTTCCGTGTTTCCATCTACGTTCCACCAATTCCAGCGAAACCAGGCTGCCTGGCCTGCTCTTATTCCGACAATCCCCCACCGTCCGTCGTTTTCAACAATGCCTGGAGGCAGGATACGAAAAAAGAGCCCAGCGCCCTCAGTGTCGTTACCGGGGTAAAAAGTTCGCCCCATCGTTGTTATACGGGCAAGCTCAAGCGCAGTCGGAGGCACGGGAAGGTCTGCGCTGGCTGGGCGGGGACCAGAATATATCCTGATCAACCCGCCACCCATGGCCATCGAAAAGCCGGCATTTCCAACCAAGGCCATCTGAAGTCCGGTACTTAAACTCAGCATGGCGCCTCCTTACTCTGCGGGCAGAGAGAGCGAATAGGAGAGCAGAACCTTCGCGTTAAGATTGGCGTTTGCCACGAGAGTCGGATTTGTCATATAGAGATCAACACCGGGGACTGCGCCAACAGAACCCTGGACGCGAGGCTCGGTCGTTGATCCAGCGCCAGTGTCGCCGGCGGCGACAAGCCGGTAATAAGTCGGCGTACCAGCAGCCGTTGCGCCCTGCCAGGTAGCAGCGGCGGGCTTAACCAGTGCGCGACCGACAGGCGTGGGGTCAAAGGTAAGGCCAGTGCCATCGCCGCCGACAGAGATGGTCCAGAGCAAGGTGCCAACTTCTGCGTCGTCCGGAGAAGACGGAGGCATGCCATCAAAGACCTTGATAAGTCCGCCATCAAAAGCGGCCTTCAAAGAACCGGTAACGGCCAGATAGGCAGAAAGCCCGGTAGAAGTTTTCACAGACATTTCAGACCTCCTTTAAGGCAAGAACAGGGCGACGTTGTCGACCGTGGTTGTCACATTGATCTTAAGGTTTGTACTGGACAGGTTCATCTGGCCGCCGCTGGTTGCGCAGTTGCCATCAATCCTGATCTTGTCCCCGTCGGTTGCAGCGCCCATATGGCTATCAAAGTTATTCGGATACCAGCGAAACCAGCCAGCAGAGCCGTTGGCCAGGTTCTTTCCGGACCAGACCGAAGCTTCGGGCTTGCCGACGATTCCGCCGGCCGGAGTGTCTAAGCTCAAGCCATTTGCGGGCGTCCCGGAAACCATTGCGCCAGAAGCAAGCGTAATCGTGACAAGCAGGGCGCCCTGCTCTGCATCATCAGCAGAATTGGGCTGTGGTCCGGAAAAAATACGGATCTGGCCATTTGCCAGGGCTTCTTTCAATCCTTTGTCATCCAGGATTGCGTTTTTCATCCCCGTCGAAAGTCGCCATGCCATAATAAAAACCTCCTTTATACTTCAGTGCAATTTTTAAAACCAGTCCAAAACTTAGAAGGACCGGCGCCATCTTCTATAAATATAAGTTCTATAGAATATATGCGTTCTACTCCCTCAAAGATTTGAAAATAAGAATTACCGTAAGCATCGTACGATTCTTCTGCAGGTAGATACCAGTGCCTCGTCTTTTGATGACAATATCCAAAATCATCTATTGGGATAATTACAATTTCACCAGTATCTTCGTCAAACCATTCCCCTCCGCCGCCGCCACAACCAAAGTTTAAGGCTGCGGTAACAAGGCTAAATGAGTCTGTGCGCAAATCAAGACCCTCGTGCAGAATTCGACGGGCTTCTCCTCTTATAGATCCATGGCCGCCATCAAAATACTCAACATCAGGCGGATAACCAGTCTCAAAGTCCTCTTCCGCTGTAGAATCATGGGCATGAATATGCCCATCTGCCCACGGGCTTGCCATATAACTAAAAAGAATGCCTGGCTTTGTTAAGTCTGGTTTGTACGTAATATTAAAACCGGCACAAATAGTCTTTTCTCGTCCAAAAAATTCATCAAAAAAAAGAACACCCTCTTGATATTCGCAAACAAGCCTAAATGGGTCTGGTTCTTCTCTATAAAATTTAGTGTTAATATGAATAACATTTGCTGGATTAGAATAATAACTCGCTGCCGCAGGTACGGGAAATCTTAAATCTGAATTTTTAAATCCAAAGATAGGTAGAGCCTCGCTCCCCCAAGCGTTCGCAGGAAGTTCTGAAATATGAACACCGGCAGGACTTATAGACGAAATGGTGACAATTCCATTATTTACACTTCCGCTAAACAATGCAGGCATATACTCTACCTTCCTATGTGAAAGAAGAACTTCCCTGCAACATTGCAAAGAGCGCCTTCATTTACAAAATCTTCTTCATCGATATAAAAATCTACATGATCTTTTGTGATATTCACGACCTGCCCTTGGCTATTCCCTATGAAAAGGCCAGATTCAGAAACCCATGCAGCATAAAATTCTTCTGTCTCAAACCCCAGATCCTTACCCGGAATGAGCCGCTGACAAGCGGACCATTCAACGGCCGGAACTTCAGAAACAACTTTGAGCACAGTTTCACCTATCTTTCTTCCAGCCAGAAAGTAAACTTTCTTCGTTGTCGAAATATAGACACCGCCTTCGACCGGCCTGATCATCACAACCGGAGCATCAAAAAGCATCGCGCTATTTCCAAGATCAAAAAGAGAGAATCCAAGCGGCTCCGAAAAAACCACAAGATTGCCATTGGCGAGCCAAATTCGAGAGAGATGAAAGGCAATATGTCTTGCCGGAATGGGCCCTGAAAACTGGATATCAGTGTCCCTGCCATATTCCATGGCTGGCCAGGGCTGGTGAGTTCCGGCAACCACCCGGCCATTCTTGTCGCCGGAGGTATAATAAATCTCGCCATTGACCATGCAGCATGAAACTCGCTGGTCAAATCCAGGAGCAAGCACAACGTCTTGGGTATCAAGTCGCAAGCACAAGTCTCCGTCCTTCACGCCGACCATGTCCCCACCGTCGCAGAAAATACTATGCCATGCGCCCTCGGAAACAAGGACTTTTCCGGGACGAACCTCTATTCCTCCAACATCGTCGATGATGACATTCTGGGTTCTGGATAGAGCAACAATGCCCTCGTCTTCAGAATACGGGATCCTGAAGTCTTCGACTTTGTTGTCGAGACCAATAGTCCGCTCAAATATTGGATAGAAGTCCTTTCTTGGCATAGCCTAGAGCCCTCCGGCCTGGAAAACATTGAGTGTCGGAGTGACAATGCCGTCAGCCCCCTGGACAAACTCGGGCTCCGTCTGAAGGGAATGCGTAACAAACAACGATTCAAGCTCAAGCCTAGCCTTCATGTAGAGGTCATAGAAGAACTTATAGTTGTTGCGAGAGTCAGTAACACCGTCCTCAAGATAGCCAAAAATCGTGGCAATAGCATAATTTTCGACCATGACACTTGCCAGCTCTTCAGGGAGAAAGGTGATCGCTGAACCATCATCTGCCAGGCTTTCGTAAAGAGGAGCCTTCTTGACGTAGGTGACATAGATGCTGGTGTCGTCGCTGGCCTCAGGAATCAAACGCAGAGATCTATCTGCGACGATAACAGCCTCGATATTCCGTGACGGCTTGCCGGCCTTTTGAAAAAGAGCATTGGCATCAAATGCCCGCTTGAAAACTTTGATCTTTTTTTTGTTCACATCAAAAACGGAAATCACCCGCATGGGAACTGCATCGTCCGGAAGTGAAACGGCAGAATCCCCACCGTAAATTTCGATTTGATCGAAGGGCTCTACCAGTGTACTGGGTGAAATCTTCTCGGCAAACTGTGATAGACAAGAATTTACAAGGGCTAGGATTGTTGAAGGGGTCGTACTCGGATCATCAACAATCGCAGATACAGATGTGATAATTTCTGATATTGGCTTCATTGTAGCTCCTTAAAAAAAGACGCGCAGATTGAGGTTTCCCTTTCTCTGCGCGTCTTAGCGTCCATTAATGGAAAAGACAAATTAAGGCGAGCTTACCCTACAGGGCCTTCGCCCCAACCGCGTATTCGTCCACCAGTACGGTAACGCCAACAGAGCCGGCAACGACAAGCTCGATGTCCAGCTCAATCGGAGTTTCGCCGTCAAAGATCTGGTTGACTTCAGCCTGGGTTGCCTCGGACACAGCAGTGCCTTTGGCGACCTTGCCGATACCGTTGGCGCCGGTTGTGCCAAGATTCGCGGAATAGAGCGCATTGGTCGCGCCCTTCTTGCCGGCCTTGACCAGGGCAGTTCCAACGGTCTGAGTCGAGTTGACCACGGCTGCGAGGCCGACAATTTTGCCAGCGTCAGGGATGGGCAGATAATGCTTTACCGAGGAAGTCGTGCCCGGAATGACAAAGGTGTATTTCTTCATTGTATCATACCCCCATTACGCCGGAACGGTGACGTTGTCGGCGCGAACATGGCCAAGGCGGTTCGTGCAAACGAGCTGTCCCATCCAACGGATGTTGCAGGTAAAGGTTTCAGGAGTCCGGATCTCAGCCTTCCACACGGGCTTGGTGAAGTTCCGGTCCTTGTGGTGGATGATGTCCAGGAAGCGCAGGTTGTAGCCGTCCACATACCCCGCGGTCTGGCGTTCGTCAGCAACAACAGCAGCACCCTTGAAGAGCACGTTGTCAAAGCCGGCGTTGACCATATTCTTGTCCGAATGGCGGGTCAACGCATACTCCGAGGCCTCGAAAGCATCTTTCAGCACTTCGGTGGTCAGGTACAAATCCGGTTTATCCGAATTACTGGGTCCAAGAGAGGCAAGGCGCCGGATGGCCTGCAGGCCCTTGAAGCCCATGGTGATGGCATCGTGGGTGTAGCCGGTCTTCCACATCGAGGTCGTACCATCTTCCTTGAGCAGATCTTCCGGAGCAATCTCGCCGTATTTGGTCGAAGCGGTCTGGTCAAACAGGTCGCCAACGCCGGAGAACGGTTTGGGATCGTCGTACTCAGCAGCGGCCTTGTTGGCGACGAGAGTACGCCAGATGTCGATGGCCATGTCGTCACGGATCGACTTCTGCATGTTTTTGAGCTTGGCCTGGATGATGTTGACAATAGCGGCTTCGCCGTTGTTCAGCAGATCATCTTCCATATCATAGGTCGAAGTGCCGAAATACGCGGCGTACTCGAAGAAGGCCGCGGTCAGGATTTCCTTCTTGGCGACCGGGAATTCGGTGCGCGGACCGTAGGCACCAGCGTGCTGCTTGCCGATTTCCAGATTCGCCTGGATTTTCAGGCCGCCGTCATACGACTTGCCCTTTTTCATCAGCTTGTAGATGAGCACGTTGTCCCGAAAGTACACATCTTCCGGGGTGCGGTTGTAGATGTAGTCATCCGTTACCGCTTGCAGTTCAGTGAGAGTCAGAGCCATGTTGGCCTCCTAAAATTTAATTTGCTGCTGATCGAGCACGGCGCAGTGCGGCAATGCCGCCTTTCTGCTGGTCAAGGCCGTCGCCGCGATAGAGCTCTGGAACGCCGATGTCTCCAGATTCGCTACCGACAACGGAGCCCTGCTGGGTTGCCGCGCCCTTGATTGATTTTTGAATCTGCCCTTGCAGCTCGGCAATCTGAGCCTGCAACTGCTGATTTTCCGCTGCCTGTTTCTGTTCCCGGGTGGCGAAGTAGGCGCTGACATGGTCGAACACGGGGTTCTGCTGTACGAGCGCGTTGGCCTCCGGAGACTGCGCGAACTGCTGGAAGTCGGGGTACTGCTGCAAGAACTGGCCCTGTGCGTCCTGGACTTGCCTTTGCTGTTCCTGCTGTTCCATCTGTCGCTGGATATTCAAAGTCGCCCGCTGCTCGATAATCGGAGCCGTCTGGACGATCATTTCCTCATATGTGATTTCACCGGCCGTTGCCTGCTGCTGCAGGGCCGCGAGCTGCTCGTCAAGCTGAACCAGCGGATCAGGGGCCTGCTCTTCAGAGCCGGCCGGAGCCTGGTTGAGCTGCTGGGTAAGCTGCTGAAGCTGGGCCGCCATGGACGAAAGAAGGTCGTTGTTGCCGCCGGCAGCTTCTGGCTTTGCAGCGCCTTCTTCAGGCTTCGCAACTGGCGTTTCTGCTACTTCACCGGCTTTTACATCGCCCTCTCCGGCCGGAGCCGCAGGCTTGGAGCTTTCTTCTGCCGGGGCAGACTCCTGCTTCGGCGGCTCGCTCTTGGGCGCAACATATTCTTGGGTATTGTCTACAACGTGGCCAAAAGCCGAAACAACATTGGAATCTTCATTCTTGTCCATAAGCTCCTCCTAATCTGTCTGTTAAAAAATCGTCAACATTCTGCGAAAAATATTTTATACGCGCCGATCTGTCACTATGATCCCTTTTGCGTCACAGTACCGCTTGTACTCGGATCTCGTTTCGAGAGGCTTCTCGTTGTCACCCTGGATCTGATTGCGCACACTGTCATTCAGCCATAGGGGATGGTCGTCGTGAGTAATGACCTTGCTGAAGAACTGCACGGCATCGCCACCGCAGCTCTCGCACCTGACCCGAGACATGTGGGCCGACATTGGGCAGACAACTTCAAACTCATTGGTGCATGTTTCGCACCGATACTCATATGTGGGCATGCTATGCTCCTGTTCCGATAATAAATCCAATACGCTCACAATTCGGACACTCCAAGTTTTTCATAGGGGTGGCCTCCGGCCAGACCCCCTGATATCGATGCATGCATCGCAAGCAAATAACCTCTGCTGTCCTGTGAGGCATGTTCGACTCAATCGGAGTAACCTTACCCTCAAGATACCGCTGAATATTTGATGGAAGTTCAAGTGGCATTCAAAAACTCCTATATCTATTAGTCTTTTAATATTTCTACACAATTCCTGGTTGAAGTCCAAAAATTATTTGGACCCAAATCTCCAAAATAAAGCTTAAGTGAACGTATTATTCCTTCTTTTTGCTGCAAAGAGAAAACAGGAGGCTCTATATTTGCCCAATTATCAACAATAAACAACTCGTTATCAGGAGGAGTAATAAACATTTTTGTTCCATTAAAATTTGCATTTGTATCTTCTTCATTAAAAAATTGATTTACAAAATATGGAGCTCCGTTATATCCAATGTAGTCATTGTTATATGTCCCAAGTTCTGAAACTATAACCCTAACAAGATCAAGATTTGGATTGTAACCATAATCGTATATATCAACATTAAGTTCAAAGCCTATAAAAGACCTTCCTGCAAAATTTGCCAAAACAGAATCTACAAACGATTGCTTCAAAACTATAGACATACATCTATTTTCGTCCCAACCAGGCTCTGACGGATAATTCAATATATTTGAAAACACCCAGGCGCCTTGGCATACATGATATGCAGACTCTACTGTATTCCAGTTATATCCATCAGGACCTCTTGGATCTTCTGACTGGTCATCATGCACAAGCCAGTCGATAAAAAGCTGACTCCATTCAAGTTGTACATTAACTGGATTGGCAACGTAAAAAAGGAGACTATTTTCTTCAACAAGAAGATTTGTAGTATATGGGTATCTCATTTTTTCTTCATCCGTTCTGCTTTGTCATCGGAACACCTGGCTCTGCCGGAGCACCACCGTTCTCGCGCTGTGGGGACTTTCCGCGCATATTTGCACCAGCGTCACCGCCGCCCTTGCCTTGAGCCATGGCCTGGTTGTTTGCAGCCATACTGGTTCCGCCCGACTTCATCGCGCTACCAGCCCTGGCCACCGGGTCGTTACCCGGCCCACCCTGATTCTGCATCGCAAATTCATAGACCTGCTGCACAATCTCCTCGGGCAGGCCGGCCTGAATCAGAATCTGCATAGCCTGCTCCAGCGGACCGGCCTCGGCCATGCGTTCAACAATCTGACGCCAGCCTCTGAACTTCACCGCCTCAAGCAGAGCCACCTGGTCAATCGCACCTACCTGGAACAGCTCGACGGCCTGCTGGCGTTCCTCGGCCTCGGTCTTGATAACCGTAGACCCGGACTCAACCACATAGGCAAAGTCTGCCTTCAAGAAGTCAGTCCCGGTTACAGGCATGCCTGTTCCAGACACATTAACCACTTCCGGGTCGGCATGGAAATTCTGCAGGAAGCTGATGAAGCAGCGGCCACGATTTCGGACCAGGCTGTCCACCGCCCTGATCTTTGCCCGCATGAGCACCGCCGCCCGCTCTTGCAACATCTGTATGGCGGAAGCAGCGACAATTCCGCTCGGGGCGTCACCGCGGTCGACATCTTCAATCTGGGAGGTGCGGTCGAAAAATCTGACCAGGATGTCGATGGCCTGAAAGAGCCAGGCCGGAGGCACGGGCATTTCCAGAAACCGGATGCCGGAGCCTGTCGCCGTTGAGTTTGGCTGCAGGACAAGGCGTTCGATGTACGCGAACTGGCTCTTATCGATGCCGGTGTCCTTTGGGATGATGACTGGAGGAAGCAGGGAAAGTTTCAGATACTTGATGACCATACGCCACAGCTCGTCAATGGCCTGGGCAATATCGCCAGTCGTCTCAGCCTGGGAGTACCCCCAGAACATCTCGGTATCGGTGTAGGATCTGGCAACGTAGAATGGATATCTGTTTGAGAGGAATGTTTTTGACACCTGCTCCGGGGTCAGGGCCCAGTTTACGTTCGGGTTTGGGCCGTCATAGAGGACGAAATAGGCGCCAGAAACAGATGTCTTCGCCAGCTTCACCATCCGGACGCCGCCCGGGTAGACCGGAATCTGGACTGTCCCATCACCGTCTGCCATCTTCTCGGCGCGTGTGGCCCGGTCCCGCACCCAAACCTCGACCACCAGGCACTTGTTGTCCATGCCAGGATCTGAGTTCCGGCCAGAAGAGTAGTGGTTCGGAGAGTACCCGCTGGTCGCTGCCAGATTGCTCATTCCGCCGCCGCGCTGGTTGTCGTGAATGACTGCGTCCTCGCGCTCGGTCAAGAGTAACTCGGACAGCCCACCCGTCTCGGTCAGCAGGCCCTCTGCATGTGGGTGCATGTGTTCAAGCACGTCGATGTCAGCGATGTAGTGATGACAGCAATATGGCATCTTCTGAATGTCGTGAAATTTTCCAGGGCAAGGCAGGAATGCCGTGATGTCGAGCGGCACCGGGCTCATTTTTCCCGTCACCACGTTCAGCACCGCCTTCTCAATCACCGTGCCATAAGTCTCCATGATCTTGACAGACAGACCCAGAGTCAGCTCCTGCTCCTCGGCGTTGTTCCAGTGATCCACCATGGCCGACACGGCAGCACTCATACCTTCATCACCGTCGGTTGACTGCACGCTGGCCATTGGCGACCGGGCCGTAATATTCGCCACAGTTCGCTCGATGTTTGCCCCAATCATACCCAGCGACAGGCTGGCAGAGTACCCGCCCAGCATCATGTCCCGAATTCGGGCCACATTCATGGTCTTCGCTCTCGACAAGATGTAGTTTGCCATCCAGCGCGTCGGCATTCCCAGCCGGTCTCGCTCGACAACAGCCTTCTCGTACAACTCTCCGAAGAATTTTCCGACCTCGGGGTTGTCCTTCTGCGGCATCTTTGCAAGAGTAAACTCTTTCTTGTCCCGTTTCTTCACTGTAGCCGTAGCGGGGTCGTCTGCATTCACCCCCATAAACTTCTTGACGCCATCAGACACTGCAGAAATTACGCTTCCCATGGTCACACCTTCCTACCGTTTTGGATTTCTCTGACCATATAGACGCTAATTCCGCAAGTTTTTGCGATCTCTGCCTGTGTTGCCCCGTCCCAGCTCATTTTGCGCACAAGGTCGGCAACGTCGGTTACACCATCGCCATTATCGCCGGAAGCAGGCAGGCCAGCATCGTCAGAGCCAACGCCCACCACGCCAGGAACTGCCAGGTCTCCCACCGCTTCTGGTGGCGAGTCGTTTCCGCCCTCTTCTGGCGCTTCTGCTCGCGCATCTGCTCGCGCATCCACTTCTTCACCAGCCGCCTGTCTGCTTTCATTGGCACTCATCTCCTGCTTTTCGGCCCAAATCAGCACCTGGGCCATGACCACCCCCGGCCGGTAAGGCATCATGCACTGCGGACACATGACGTTGTCCCCTACCACCCAGTCCTCATGCGGAAAATCGTACCACCCATACTCCCGATACCGACTTGTCAGCCGCAAATAGCTGCCTCGAAGCGGGCCGTCCGGGTCATACTTTGCAGTAAGTTCATGGAACCAGCCGCCACAACCCGCGCACTTGACCGGCACACCCTCATAAATCAGACACTTCTCCACCAGTTTTGCGATTATTTCGCCAGGACTGCTCATCACTCACCCCCGCGGCCGGCCTGTGTCGGGGCATGGCCAGCCAGGTCCGGGTCAAGCAGTGTTTTTTCGACGCGCGGCGAATTCATCTGCTTCAAATTTCGATTTATGTGCTCATCCAGAAATGCCAGCGGATCCTTAAGTGTCGACCCTGCCTGGTGGGGCACACCGGGATTCTGCCCCCCGGGCTCTGGCGCCTGCCATGCATCCCCTTTTACCCTGCCGCCAAAGAATGTGGTCGGTTCACCGCGCCCGACACGCTGCCCGACGGCCAGACCCCAAAACACTCCGGCAATTATTCCGCCAATACACATCAAAAACAGAAAGATGTTCAGCCACGCCGACCATCTCAGCAGCTCAGTCTCCATGAATTACCTCCTATCTGGCTATGTAGGCGTTCTGTCCCGCGATATGATCATCCCACGACCCGCTACCACCCGCCCCTTGTGGCCGAGTCAGCCCATCCTCCGGCATTCTTATGCCCTGACTCATTGTCGCCTCCGCAATGTCCCTGGCGCACTCCGTCTGCATCGCTGGCCTGGTCAGGTCAGAGAGCTTAATTCCGCTCGACGGCCGGCTCATGCACACATATCGAAGCTCATCGCAGTTATGGGAAATCAAACCATTGGCCAAAAGAAAACTGTGGCTACCCGAAACATACAGGCAGGCCACAGCTTCCTTCTTTTCCAGCCGCTCGATCTTAACGATTCTTTTTTTGCAATGTGTGCCGTCTTGCAGCAACGCGGCAAGATGTTTTTCCGCAGGTACTTGTTCTGGAATACTTGTTGACCGTGAATTCAGTTTTGCATTCTGAGCAAATTCTCGTCTCATCATCGACACCGGAAGCCCGACGCCAAGCCGCCTTGCATTTTCCGGAGCAAAATCTGTTTTCCCCATCGCCTGTGCGAACAATCGCCTCGAACTTCCCCTGACACCAGTCACAACTCCGCATCTCGCGCTGCAAAATTCTGTCTTTGCAGTTTGCTTCATAGTGCCGACGGTGCCACTCGCGCCCCGCTTCCGAGCCGTGCCATTCTGCAGCATGCTTCTGGACGACCTCAAGCATGTTTTTTCTTGAAACGACAACCCGATCCGGCTCTGAGCTATGCGCTGAAAGATGTTTTCCAGCACGGACAAGCTCAAGGTTTTCAAGCCGGTTGTCCGACCTGTCTCTGTTCTTGTGGTGGATGTGAAATCCTGCTGGCACTTGTCCATTTTTACTGGACCAAACTGTCCGATGCAGCCGGACACCTTTTCGCTGCCAGTATTTTCCACACAGATAGTACCGCCTTCCCTCAAACACCTGGACGCTTCCATCGACAACCGGGTCCATGCAGCCACCTCCTCGTTGTTTTTATCAACGTATCGCAGCTCATCGCCTGTTGTCAACGTATCGCATCTCGTCCATCCAAAATCAGTGAGAAACTTATGATCTGGAGTACATTTGACTGATTCTCCGTCCTCAAACTCTACGCGGACAATCTCTGCCTCTTTACTTGTGATCTTACAGAAGGTAAACTCTTCTCTATCTCCGTACAGATTTAGCGTATCTCCGCCGCTGTTTACTATGTCTCCAATTTTCTGCACAGACCCGTTGCAGAAAATTTCTGTATCAAGCGTAAGGCATGCATGGTCCTCACCCTGCGTGTCGATGTCCTCCCAGTCCGCCATGTCCCGCTCCTGCTCGGGTAGGGTCCGGATCATGTGCTCGCAATTCTCCGTGAAATACAAGAGCGGCTCCCGCTCTTCGCTGTCCACCACGCGCTCGACCGAGCCATCATCAAGCACAATATCCTTGAACGTCTGGCTCAAGAGTCGTCCATGAAGCATATACCGCACGGTGTCCCAGCCGCTTATGCGCTTGTTCTCGCCGCGCCTCCACACAACGCCCGCATCGCAGAATTTCTCTGAGATGCTGGGCCCGTCCTTCTCCGCAAAAATGCTCGGGTCGGCCACCCGGTCAATGAGCGTTGTCCTGCCCAGCAGCGCCATGCGGTTTTCGAGGTCCAGCATGCGAGCGCCCACATCAGAACTCTGCATCCGGATGCCGACATTTGCCTCAATGCGGCCGCTGACCACGTTCTTCTGCACTCCGTACCACTCCTGGAACCGGATCATCGCCCCCTTGGGGAATACATGGTGCACGCCACGGAGCGGAACGCTCGTCTCGCCATCCGCGACAGCATACCACCCAATAGAAAAAGGTGTCGCGGACCCCCAGTCCATCCCGACAATTCTTGGCCAATGCGCCGGTGGCCTGAACTGCGGCACAACATGCTTGTACAGGTTCCACACGTCCCCAAAATACCCGCCCAAAACAACATCCCAGTCCCCTTCCAGCCACGCCTTGCGAAGCGCAGGGTCCTTGATCGACCGAAGGTTGTTCACATAGTCCGGATCATTCTCGCAAAGGATCTTGTTGTCCTCCACGCTTGAAGGGATGAATACGCTCGTCATCCCCGTGTCGTCCGTAATGATCTGCCCAGGCTTCACGCCCTTCGGCATGAACCTCGACTTCACCTGACTGTGGCCAGGTCCACCCGGGTTTGCCGTCAAAAACATCTGTGTGGGAATACCTGCTGCAGAACGCAAGCAGCCTTTGAGCATCTCTATCATCTGATCAATATAAGAAAACTGACAAGCCTCCTCTATACTGACCATTGTAAAGCTTTGACCTTGAAAGAACTCAGCCTTTTCTATACTTTCTACAACTGTGAGCGTTATTATTCCGCCGCTCTTAAACCGCAAATAGTTAGTACCCTGTTGCGGACCAACCAACTCTGCAGGTAGACCTGCCCGTATAAGCTGTCCAAGACGTCTTCTTATATCTGCAAAATACTTATAGCTCTTCCTTATGAAAAGACCGTTCCAATCAGGCCCATACCGTAGAGCACCATATATCTGCTTTCCAATAGCACAGTCCGTCTTTCCGCCACCACGCGAACCGCCAAAAAGAATCATCTTCACAGGACAAAGCGTTGCAAGCAGCTGCGGACCTTGCTGGGGCGCCCAAATCTGGGTCGCGTCCAACATAACCTCTTGCATGGGCTTTACCAAGTGAGCAGTTCTACTTCGGGCCATGTGTACCTTTGGAAATTTACAACTGATTTTTTAAAAAATTTTGAGACTGGAAATTCACGCGCCTTCGGCTCTCATAATCGGTCAATACATCGTTTGTAAACCTCCTGGCGTGGAGTCTTCATTTTTGGTGTATTTTTTTTGGAATTTTGGGAGGGGTTTTAAGATTTTTGGGAGTAGGGGTGGGATCGTAGATGGAATTTTTTTTAATTTTTGGGAGGAGGGGTGGGATCGTAGATGGTTGTGCATGTACCATACCCGCCATCCCGGGACTCCTACCCCTTGATTCGGTCCTCTGTAGTGAAGATAGTATGTGTCCACCTCGCCTTCGGCTTCGGATACAAGCAGTTCAGTGCGGCACACCGAGCTTCGTACACCAAAAGAAAAGAAATAGAAGATAGTATGTGTCCACCTCGCCTTCGACTTCGGATACAATACACCTCAACCCCAACACCGAGCTTCGCCTCTTACTCTTCTACCACTTGACTAGCTATCCCCTTTCCCATGCATAGATCTCGCCTCCTCGCTTACCACAGTGGTATGCGACGTGGGGGCGGGGCACACACTCAGTACCCTAGGAGGTACACCATGGCTATGCAGAACACCGTTAAGAACACCGTCGCTTCCGAGTCCACCCAGTCCGTCACCCGTGAACGCCAGTCTTTGACCCCTTGGTTGACCGAAATGGCCGGACGTCAGGTTTTGGAGCTGACCAGTGTCAGTTACCTCCCCGCGAATGGGGATAAGAAGGCGACCTTCGGCGGGATCCTCGCCAACTATGTGGATCCGGTCAGTGGCCAGAAGGTCCACTTCCAGGGCCGTAACGGCGAGCTGATCGCCGGCGGCTGCCCGATCAGGCTCTTCGGAGGGGACGCCGAGCAGGCCGAGGCGATGGTGGGCCTGCGGGCCGGCCAGAAGCTGGCCCTGGTTCTGAATGAAGGCGCCGAGGCCAGTGTGTACCGGAAGGACGATGGCGAGGTGGCATACCTTGCCATCAACGCCAGCGTGCTGACAGGTGGCTACCGCTGGAGCCCGACGATCAGCTTCGAAGAATTCTAGGCTGAGGCAGGGCGCTGGATGTCGCAAGGCATCCAGCGCCCTTTTTTTATTGAGCGTTGAGCGGGAGGCTTCTACCACGCGACCAGCTATTCCCGTTCTCGTTGGTAACATCAACCTTTAGCTGTTCCCTGTAGCGGGGAAGGAGAGAGCCATGAGCATCACTGAATTCTTAGAGCGTTACGAGGAGATCTTTGGAGCGGAGACAGACGCGACACCACTGGAGTATTGGGACGCCGAGGCCGGCACGTGGGTGCCGGCTGATGAGCGGTAAGTTTGACCGCCACGCCTGGCTCCTAGTGAACCGGGCGTGGTGGTGGATTGGGGAGGTTGAGGAGAGCAGGGATAGCCGCAATGGGCGGCGCGAGTATATATATGGACATAGGTGTCCGCAGTAAGGCCAGGGAGCTAAGGCTCCTTGGCCTTTTTTTATTTGCCAGGGGACGGGGAGCCCCATCCATAACTCACTGACTTTGGCAGCCATGCCCATAACTCACTGATCAAGGCCCGTTACGCCTAGAGGACCGCCCGTTCCGCTCAGCGGAATGATTGGTTGATCATATGGGTGAAATGCCCCAAACTGACAATTATTGTCACCAACCGGGGCGTTTCGCCCCACCTGGACAAAAACACTGTGTCATTATGATACAAAAATATGGAGCAAAGTTTACATAATTACCATAAGTGGGGCGTTTCGCCCCAACTAATGTACTAATGGCACGAAATGTTGCCACTTGTGCCGCGATCAGAGGTGGCTGTATGCCACCCACCGCGCCTTGGGCAAAGACCTCCGAGCTAAATCACTGAGCCCATTGTCAATGTGCAAAACTCTTGTCGCACAAACCCCACCGCTTATTGACACGAAAACCAAAACAATCGTGTCACTTTCTTCGACCCTCAACCCCTCCTCAATCCTTGGCCAAGCATTTGAGCGGTCGTCCTGGTTTCTTCTTCACCTTTTCCACCGCGCCATTGACCACATCAATAACTGCCTCGGCGCCTTTCTCCGCCACCTTCTTCTTCTCATTGCTCAGGAACTGGGCCTGCCACTGATCAAGAGACAGCGTCGGCGGCAGTGAGTCAGGCGTCACAGCCAGGGTATTATTGGTCTGATTGATCGTTGTATTATTTGTTGTCTGGTTGCCCGCCGTCTCTCCGCGCTTGCCGGCATCCGTCCAATCAAAGTTGGTCGCCAGATCCAGCTTGTGTCCAGCCATGACACCACCACCGCTGATAATCTCCGTATTCCTCTGATCCTCAATCTTCATGAGCGCACGCGCCAGCATGAATCCCATGAGCGTCTCCTGGTTCTCACGTATGAACGCCAGCAAATCCTGCCGGCACATGAACCCCACCTCATAGGCGAGCCCAGGCACGGTGAAAGACCTGTGCTTCTTGACACACTCATCAAAATAGAAGGCAATGCGTGATGCCAGTTCATCCGGCGTCATCTCCTCCATGAAATTGATCCGCTGCCTGTGTGTCTGCAGCAGCATGTGGGCAACCTTCCGCGCTGATTTGGCATAGGCCATCAAAGCGGCATCACCCACTGACTTCCTCAGCTCTAAGATAGCGGCCTCCACTCCCATTCTGTATCCACGCTGGAAGGCGGCTGTCTCTTCATCCGAATACATCTTGTCCGTGCAGGCAAACCTGAGCCGCCCATCCATGGCCGTAATATACTCGGCCGTGGGCACTCCGGTTTCCTCGGTTGACGGCATGTCCCCTAAAATGGCGTCCACATCACTCAAAAGGCAGTCCGGGCTAATCAGCTCCAGCAACTTCTCCTTGTTGGACACAAACCCTCTTGTAATCCGGGCCTCAGTACAAGCCTCCTTCTGTTCCGGTGTGAACTTGGCTGGATCAATTACCGCTCCCTCTGGAGCCACGCTGGAATAGACTCCCGATTCCTTCGCCTTCTTCTGTTTGGCCGTCAGCTTTCTCTTCCGCTCCATACCCACCTCTTGTTTTTGTTGCGCAATACAACACCTTTATCAAGAACTTACAGAGTTGTCCACATGTAAGAAGGCTCTCCCTTTTCTCTTGCTTCCATACATTTCGGGCACTTACCGCCTTTCTTTCTTTAAAACAAACCCCCTATACGCGAGGAAAATTCACCAAAACCAAATCATGAAAATGCCTCAGGTATGAAAAAAATGCAGCTATCTCACGATTTCTTCATGTGGATATTTCCTGATATTTCCTGATATATCCTAGCCCTAGAAAATATCCGTCGATTATCCAATGATTTCGACATGATGATACCATTTCTGATATTTATATTTTCTTTTTGATATTTTCTCATTTCCGATGTGTGCAATTTCATCCAATATCATACAACAACTCAGCCTCTGTAAGCCCTTGTAAGGCCGAGAGCACTAATCCTTTTGTGTGTTTTTTTCTCGCGTATAGGGATTTAAATATCCAAAACCGACCTAACCATGTGGAATACATGACGATCGGACGGATATTTTCTCGGAAAAGAAAATATCAGAAAATATCAGAAAGTGACTTAAGGACTTGGGATGTTTGGTGATCCGGCCGATATTTTCTTTTGGGAGAAAATATCAGGATCAGGGAGAAAATATCAATGAACTTCGCGGCTTGCGCAAGAGCAGAACTACCAAAAAGCCTGATATTTGGTCAAGCGCTATTCTTCTACCACGCGGCCACCTATCCCCTTTCTCTTGGGTAAGCCACCGCACCTATCCCTTTTCCCCTTTTCAAATCAACCCCCTAACCCAAGGAGTTCATTGTGGAAAATCAGTCAGTAATGGAGCGAGTTTTTGAGGGCTACGAAGTCAGGGCGATCATCGACGAAGATGGAAATCCCTGGTTTGTCGCCAAGGATGTTTGTGATGTTTTGGGGCTTACCAACTCAAGAATGGCCACCGCTTCGCTTGAGGCCGATGATCTTCGTGTAACTACTGCTTACACGAAGGCCGGACAGCGAGAAGTTACGATTGTCTCTGAATCCGGTCTCTATCGGCTTCTCTTCCAAAGCCGCAAACCCGAGGCTCAGAGGTTTTGCGACTGGGTGACCAAGGTCATCATTCCTGAAGTCCGCAAAACAGGCGGCTTTGGCCTGGCTGAAGCAAAGGCCCGCATTGAATATCTCGAATCAGAGCTGGCGAGGCTGTATCAAATTGTCGAAGCAAACATGATTCCCCTCGACAGCCCGGTACGCAAGACTGCTCTCCGCATGGCAGAGTCTGTGGCCAAGGCCGTAGGCAAGCTCGACGATGAAGACTTCATCATTCATCGCTTTCTGCTCAACTGCCGTCTGATGGGAGCTCCTGCTCAAGGCACACTTCATATGCCAGCAGAACAGAAGAAACGGCTCACCGGCCGTCACAAGCAGCGTCGGCTGAAAAAGTAATCCACAAGAGAAGCGCAGTACTGCGCTTCTCTTTTAATCCCTGGCAGCCGCCTCACCTATCCCTTTTCCCTTTTTCGTTCTCAACCCTTTCTACCTCATCATTCAACCAAGGAGATCAGACTATGGGCCTACCGCTTTCAAACTGTGTCATCGAGAAACAAATGCCCAAGGGTTATACCTGGGCCAAGTTCGTAAAGTGCTGGACCGGCGATCCGGCAGAGGCAAGATTCTTTGAAGAGAAGCAGGATGACGTGGGCAACACCTTCCCGTATGCCTATTTCACGACGTTAATAACCTACACCCGTGATGAAGGCTTCACTCTGCGCGAGGTCAAGTTCCAGGGCGACGACGCGCTCTGGGCAGCCCTTGAGCTCAAAGAGCGCGGGCAGGTGGCCCTGGTTAGCTGTGAAGGTCACATCTACACCCGCGTTATCGACAACAATGACGGCACTCAGTATGTCCGCTCAAACGTCATCATCAAAAAGGGCACAGTCCTCGTCCACGACTACGAGGCTCAGAGCGCCCCTCTCAGCCCCTCCATGCCCGAGCAGGACCGAGACACTGGCCTGACCGAGTATGGCCTCACAGAGGTCACAGGGGGCTCAGAAAACACTGGCGACGACGCACCGTTCTAAACCTTAAACCCAAGGAGCTTTATAGATGAGCACCAACATGGACTACGAATTTATCCTCGAGTGGGACGAGTTCCCTGAGTCCTTCCTCGACAAGTGGGCAACCGAGCTGACGCATGCCGATCTCGAAGACAACGGCGTGATCTGCGACATCAACTTTGACTTCACTCCTTACTGCCCTGGCCGGTATGACGGCCACCCGGACAATATGTACCCGGCCAGCGGCCCGGACCTCGACATCAACTCCGTGTGCCTCACCGTCTACCTGCAGCGTGCGGCGACTGTCAGGGGCGAGCGCCAGTATGTCCATCCCATGGGCTACCTTACCGTGGCCACCGATCACCTTCGCCCGTTCGATGACAAGTTCCTCGAAGTTGCCCACCAGTTCGCTATGGACTGGCTCGACATTAATTCCGAGAAGCTTGAGAGCCACCTGCTCGCGTGGGCTGCTACACAGAAACATAAGAATGAGATCGACAGCATCCTGTCATCCATATCAGAAAAGAGGTACTCATGACCGCCCGCATCAAAGTGTTACGGATATACTGCTGTGAGGACTGCACAGCCCTTGGTTACGGCAACTCCTGTGACGAGCTGGAGCGCACCATCGAAGACTCAACACTTGAACCACCGGATGAATGCCCGCTGGAGGAGTTATGAGTGTTGAAGACATACCGTGGTATGAACGCAGGGAGAATGAAGCGTTTGATGTCTTTCAGCAAAAAGCTGAGTCACTTGATGATAATCAGAACTACCTTGAAGCTTGGGTTCTCTTAACAGCAAAACGGCACATGAGACACAGAGTCAAAATATTTGAAAGGGAGGAGGCATGATCAAAGTCACCGAGGAGAATGCCCACAAGTATCACCGCTACATGTGGCGCTGGCTGGCGAGACATGTTGGCTACACTAAAAGAGACTGGCCAGGCTGGAAAAGAATCCGAAATTCAAACAGCAATTGCTTTGCCTGCATACTGGCAGACATCAGGATTGGAGAGCTTGATCCATACGACGGCTGGTTTGCTCACTGCTCAGTCTGCCCAATCAAGGAATGGCGCGAGAAGGTCACGCTGGGAAGAAAAAATAATGAGCCAGCATGCCTGTCTTATGAATCAGCATTCGACAGGTGGGAAAGCGCCCTTAACACTATATATTTGGACAGTCTTGCAACAGAAATCTCCGAGATGGAGTGGGAGTAAACCCAAGGAGGTCAGAAGTGATCTGCAAAATAGTCGAAGTTCACTACCATGAAGTTACGCATGATGTGATCGAGAGCATGCATGAGACAGCTGCCCACAAGCTGGTGGACGAGCTGAACCAGACGCTGGGCGAGCGGGCGCCGTTCAAGTACAGGGTTGAATATGTCGACCGCAGAAAAACACAAAGAGGAGCGTGCTGATATGATTTATGAGATAACCAGATGGGAACTTACCGGCCTGACCTTGGGCGCACTGGCCGTTGGGTATGTGATCGGGTTCATCCGGAGCGCCGTGCGGGTCCACATTACCGCCAAAAAATTCACCTCAAACGACGTGATCCCCTCGCACCTCATCGTCAGATCACTGATAATTGCCAGGGACCTCCACCGCGACAACCTCATGCGCGAGGACAAGATCCAGAAACGTCGCTCATATGTCGGCACAATCAACATCGAAGAGGAGAAGTAAGATGGTACAACCACAAAGCTTCTCTGTCAGGAGAAGAAACACAGGCCACTGGGACATTCTGTCAAAGGACGGAGCACGCCTGTTTCGCATCCGTGGCGGACCAGGAAGATATCTGGCAATGGATGAACGTCAACATGTCGGGACGACTAAAGAGTTCAAAACAATAGGAACCTGTATGTCCTACATCTGCGACGAGTTAATGTATGAACTTATTATTGCAGTTGGGCAAATGCCGTCCGAAATTGAAGCCTGGAACGTATAGGAGAGGTAAGATGGAAGAAAAAGATCTGGTCTGGTTGCCCAAAAGCGTTGCTGTCAAGGTCAAACAGATCGAAACCGTCGAAGAGGCGGACAGTATGATTCAGGAGTACATCAAGACAAAGCGTCAGGACTTCATCAGGGAGCTGGAGAATCTCGATGACGATGTCCTCACATTCAAGGGAGTCTGCCTGAAACACCGGCAAGAGCTGAAGAAAGTCTATGACGAGCAGGCTGACCTCCTTGACAAGCTCTGGGAGGACTGCGGAGACATGGGCAGCAAGATCCACAGGCACGCCAAGGCCATAGCCGCCGAGCTGGCACCACTCACCGCCGAGGTGAAGAGCCTCAAGACCAGTATCGAAGAAGTCAAAAAGCTCATCCATGAAGTAAGCTTCTACCCGGCACAGCAATTTGTTTCGACCGTCGAAAGCGTGGCACGCATGGACGACAAGACAAAGGGCCTGCTACGGGACCTGTTGGACCTGAAGAAAGTAACACAGGAGGAGTGATGGCTACGCGCAATTTGCTCCACAGGTCAAAACTTCCCGACTTCCTCGAATGGACAAAATCCATGGGCGCAGAGATCGAGCCTGGCAGGGGCTACTATCAGAGGGTTCGCATCAAGTTTCCTGACGAGCCGGTCCACATCATCTGGGACAGATCACGTGGCGACCACTACACCCTGGAGACCAGAACAACCAGGCTCTTCTGGAAGTACATGAGCATGCAGAAAGCAGTGGAGGTAAAAGATGAGTGACGACCTGAAACTCTTCCTGGCCGAAAAGATCATAGAGAGGCAGAAGTCAGAGATTGCTGCCTACAAGGCTCTACTCTTCCAGGCACAGACTGAGCGCGACGTAGCCCGCGCCACAGTATGCATTTCACCATGGGAGGATAGTCCGCCGTGCAAGGGCATACAGAAGCAACTCGACAAGATAGCTGCACTGAAAACAGTGCTACACAACATAAGCCTTGGCTCACAGAATTCCATGACAACAAAAGAAAACCTGGGCGCAGAGGCAAGAAGGGCTCTGGCCGCGCTGGCCGGGGAGGAGTGAATGAGTAAATCAAACAAAGATTTATTAAATTACTTTGAAAGAATAGAAGAATGGTACGACGAAGTTTCTCCGTTGATAGAAAAAGCGGAGAAAGGCAGCCTTTTTACAGTAGGGGCACTGCTGTCGTGGTGGAGCAGAAGGCCAAAGCTTAAAGTTCTGCTGCTTGAGGAAAAGGTTGACTCCCTCCTTGCCCGCGTGGCGAGGCTGGAGGAGTTTGTTAAAAAGGCAGAGATAGCCTTCGATGAAATAGGCGCAGTTAATTGGTCACGAAGAGCGCGTCGCGCACTGGAGGAGAAATGAGTGATAAAGCACATAAAATCTACATGAAAGTCTCTAAGGAGTTTGACAGAGTCCTGTTTAAGCATCTTTCAAAAGAGGACGAAGAGACAAGAGACTATGTCGAGCAGAGAATTCTGGATGAGTACAGGCCGTGGAACTATATGTTCAGAAACAATAAGGAGGATTAGATGCCTAAGAAAGTCATGCCGAGCGAGAGCGCGGTAAAAATGCATGTCAACAAAATTGAGTTTGACGGAAGATTTTATATTCCAGTTGAAGACTTTGAAGTCTTGCTTGAAAAACACGAAAAGGCCCGGGACACAATAAACTATTTGCTCGATAAGTGGTTCTTAACCATCGAGAACCGGATGCGCGACCAGGACCGCGCGATGACCGCAACCAGCCGCTATGAGAGAGCGGCAAACAAAATCAGCGCCCTGGAGAAAGAGCTGCGCGAGCTGAACAAGACCATCCACGAACTCAAGATGGAGGTCGTGAAGTCAAAGCCGCATTATCGTCAAGAATGGGCGGGACAGCAGGTGTGTTGTTCCAAGGAATTCAAGATGAAGTTCGGTAATGCCGAACCGACACTTGAAGAGCCGGTAAAGCTCTCTGGAATATTTTTTAATTCGGAAGAGAAATAATCAGCAACACTCTCATAATAGGAGAAGAAGATGAACATCGTTCAAATTGGCAATCCGGTATTTTCGTACGACATCAACTATCGCAGAAACCACGCCATCGACTGCACCAAGCGTGCTGACGCCATGGTTGAGACGGCTGGCCGCGTCGTTGACGCCATGCACCTCCTGGGCAGCGTGGTTGCCCGCACCAGGCCCGCCGAGCTTCCGATGACCTGGAGCATCTACCCGGAAAGAATCTGGGGCCAGAACGTCCAGCCCGTGGCCACAATCAACCCGAACCGTATCAACTGGGACGACATTGAGTACGCCTATAGCGATGGCTGCAGGCACATCGAGCAGATCACCAAAGCGGCGGTGGTCATCTATGTCACCTGCGAGCCATGCTGGGAGACATATCGTCGCTGGTCCTCAATCATCATCGACGACTTCTACAAGTCCATGCAGGCCGTTCGCAATTACTTCGGCATCAAGTGGGAAGACATCTCAAAGACTCAGGATGTGACCTGGGGCGAGGTTGAGTTTCGGTATATCAGCAAGGCGCCGATCACCGTCATCCGGCAGGACATTCCGCCATGCAACTATTATGGAGACACCGTGAATGAGCGTGAAACCGATGTGCGCGTCCACTTCTCCCTGACCATCCCGAACTTCCCCGACGATCAGAAGAACGCGGCCAACTGCCACGTCATCGAAGAGGAAGTCACAACGACAAGCACCAGAAAGGTGAAGCGACTGAGGTGCGAATAATGTTTATCGTAATATGCCTTGATGAAGGACAGTACAAGCAAACACGGCTTCGACCATTCGATACAACTGAAGAGGCCAGGCGTTATATGACAACAATCAGCCCAAGCAGAAGACCAATAATTGTCGATATCGGGAAGACAGAAGAAGACGACACAAGGTCTATCCAGGTGTTTATAACAAGAGAAGAGGCTACAGCAGTTAATCGCCTTGTTAGGAGCGAGCTTGCAGGAATCAGCTCAAAACTGACAATCTATGACAGACATGGAATTACTGCAACGCAAGTATCGGCAAAGATGCAGCTTGCAGATCTTGAACGCTATCTTTTCAGCTTTGTAAAGGAAATGGAAGATGCATACTTCAGGGAGTATAAGTCATGAAAAGAGAAAACTTCCCGTTCAAAGTCTACCTTGGGGCTACAAAGAAGGAATTGTATGGCGAAGCCAGATCAATATTCCTTGAAGGGTTTTCCTGGGACTGCGGCTGGTACTGGGGTGGAGGATATATCGGCAACAAGAACTTCCACTGCCACTTCGATGACTGCTTTCTGGAGGTTCCGGATATTCGTGGGCATCCTCTGGGCAACTTTGTCACACCATGGACGGTTCCAAATAAGTACATGGAAAATTCACCCAAGGTCGTCATCAGCAACGGCTGCTCTGTCTGGGAAGGCCTGGAGACATTCCTCGACAGGTCGCCAGAGCACCTGATCAAGAATTGGTGGCGCATCAAGGATCTCTATAAGCAATTCTACATATTCCAAAAGGCAGCAGAGGCCTTCAGGCACGGTGGTCACTGCACAAGTGCCGGAAGGAATGAAGCTGAAATTGACAAGAAAAAGGCAGAAGAGATCAACGACCACATTCAGGCCGTAATCATCCCGGAAATAATCAAGGCATTGAAGGAGCCAGAAGATGAGAAAGGAAATTGAAGACGCATGCGAAACGATAGATGCAATGGTCTACTCCGGCGATATGCTTGAGTTCGAGCGCGAACGCGACGACTTCAAGGAATATGTCGAAATGTGGCTGGAGAAAATACAGGAATTTGAAGTGGAGGACGAAGATGGAAACAACTGAAAACTGGTATTTCACATTCGGCAGCGGCCAGGCCCATCCGAATGGATATGTGAAGATCCACGGCACGTTCAATAGCGCCAGGGATCATATGCACAAGCTGTACGGTCCGAAGTGGGCCTTCCAGTATGACGAAGAAGAATTCATGCCCAAGATCAAGCGCTGGGGCCTCACGGAGGTTAAATGATCGGATATTACGGCAATCACAGCAAGCGCAAGGGTGACATTGTCCAGATTGCACGCTGGGAAACAGAACTTCTGGAAAAATTTGATAAGTTCTATGAAGTCAAGCCCTGGAAGATAGATGAAGTCAAATTCATTGTTGTCGTTATTGACCACAGCACCCGTACCATCGGGATAATCCCGAAGAACGAGCGCATCAAACAAATTGTCGGCCGCGTTCCGCTCGACTCCGCCAGCCTCATTCGCGTGGGCCGGCTATCGGAATAAAAAAGACGGCCTGGCTATTCGGGTCAACAATCACCGAAGCCAGGCCGTCACAGCGCGACCCCGATTATTTCCGTTTTTCATGGAATAAGTTTCGCGCTGGCTGTTCTGCAAGAGAAGCATACAAAAAACCATAGGAGGTTGCAAGGATGGGATACGAAATCATTGCCTTTGGCACATGCGGTGAAACTATCTGCACGCTTGAAACACACGATGAGGACCACCGGGCAGCCCACGCCGTCATGGGCGCCCTCGGTGTGGACTACAACTACCTCGATCAGGCAGGTCCGGGCGACACCATGAAGTTCAATGCCGGCGAACTGCATGCAGCTCAGGCAGCACTCACTGTCGCGGTCAATGTCGAGGAAGAGTTCACTCGGGGCATGGTGCTTCTTGAAAGCGCCCTTGAGTACATGAAAGAGAATCAACTGTCTGAAATTGAGATCGGATTTTTCTGATATGGCGCAAACACAAGACTATGTAGTTGTAGAGGAGCATAGTGCAAAAGAACTACAAAAGGCTGTAGTCTTCTGGATCAAAAGGGGATATGAGCCTCTCGGTGCGCCAACCATTGCTGTATGCGGCATGGCAAGATACTATGTACAAGCTATGTATTTTAAACTATAAGGAGTAATGACCTATGAAAGCTGGAAGAACACTGTCGGAACTGGCAGCAGAGATTGAACGTCAGGCAGAAGCCAAGAAGGATTACACGGTCGCTACAAACGCGATGGAGTTTTCGATCCCGGAAGCTGATGTAAAGTACGGAAGAGACTTTGATGAAGATTACGAATTCAGAGAGGGCCTGAATTTCGTAAGGCAAGACCCGGCTAAGAAGTCCCCCGTCCTTGCCCTTATGGGCCTCACCGACCGCTTCACCATCGACAAACATGCCCACGCACAGCTCGGAGCACACCTTGATATCCCCAGGAAGTTCTACGACGAACAGCTCGCCGCCAACCCGGACCTGCTTGCTGTCATGGTCAACACGCTCATGCGCCGTACTGTCAAGCCAAGGCTTGTGCGTACACTTGACGGTCGGGCCAGAGCAATCATGTCGAACCGATACCGCGCAATCGACAATTACGACATCGCCCCCATGGTCTTTGAAAACCTGGTCGATTCGCAGGCTCAGATAGTCTCCTGCGACATCACGGAAACCAAGCTCTACATCAAGGCCCTGTTCCCGAAGTCAGAAACCGAAGTAGCCAAGGGCGACCCGATCCAGATGGGCGTGGTCATCAGCAACTCTGAAATCGGCATGGGGCAGCTCTCATTCCAGCCGCTCCTATATCGCCTTGTCTGCTTGAATGGCGCTATCATGCAGGACAACAGCCTCAAGCGCAGGCACCTCGGATCTAAGCTGGACATGGATGATGCAGGTCTGGCATTGGAATATATCAAGGACGATACCAGGAAGAAGATGGATGAGGCGCTCATTTACCAGCTCAGGGATACACTCACCGCATTTAGCTCTCCCCAGAAGGTCCTGGAGTATGCAGAGAAGGCCAGGGTGGCTTCGACCGAAATGATTACCGGCGATCCCATTGCAGCGATGCAGGTGCTCCAGAAGCGTGCAGCCCTCACTGACGATGACCGTGGCGGCATCCTGCGTCACCTTATTAACGGCGGCGACCTGTCACGCTGGGGCGTCACCAATGCCGTAACAAGGTACTCCCAGGATGTGCAGTCCTACGACAAGGCCACTGACCTCGAAGCACTTGGCGGACAGCTCCTCGAGCTGAACAAGACTGATTGGCGGGCAATCGCCGAAGCGGCGGCATGAGCAGGTGGGGCGGCGGACGGCCGCCCTACAACAGAATAATCCGCAGGTGGACTCTTGGACTTATAGCAAGTAATGATTGGGATCTTGTATTTGACCTTTTTACTATGGAGTAGACATGAAAGAAGAGAATATTGGAAAGGTTGGGAATGTCGTTAGAAATCTTGAAACAGCAAGGCATAATCTTCAGGCAATACAGCCTCAGTATGGAAAACGGGACTTTGAAGTCAGATTCTATGCAAATGTCCCAAACAAAGGTTGGTGCGGCATTCAAATACAAGGCCAGGAAATACCAGAAACAGTTCGGCAGGTGTTCTTTGCTTTAATGGACATTGAACTAAAAAAGCAGGTTGATGCGTTAGAAGCAGAACTCGCAGAACTTTAAGGAGACAAGATGCAGTTATCATCAGGCGTACAGAGAAGACTTGACGAGGTGAACGCTACGTTCAAAAGCCTCAATAGTGACGCCTGTATTGAAATAGATGACAAGGTAAATACCGGCGAGAACGGCGAAGAACAGAATACTGTTGTCGTCGTTCTCGCCGGTGGCCGTCGATATGCCGCATATGCGACGGGATCTTCACTTGGATTGTCTACCTACCTGCAGGGGCTTCGGCATGCGCTGCAGCTCATTGCCGGTGGGTATCAGTTCAAGGCTATTTCGGCACAGGCAAAGATGGCCCCACGCGGCTCAATCCTAAAGGAGCGCAGGGAAAGAGCTGCAAGGACAAGGATTAACCCCAGAACAAATCCTCGCTTTGCGTTTCAGCGAGCAAAATTCATGGAGGGATGATGTTTGAACTTCCAGACAGAATCACGAAGGACTTCCTGGACGATCTTGAATGGAGACCCGGGCCACTCGACACATATGAGATATCAGAGATCGGCCTCATAAAGAGACCCGACAACGTCGATATCAGAGGAGTGTTTCCTGGATTCCTTTACTCGCCGAACCTTGGAATTCGCAGAGGCCCGCATTACCGGCTAAATCCGGGGGGAGATAAGGCCGCGGTCTACCTGACTCCTGCAACCGTGATCAAGGCTGTTTTTGGCGTCTTTCGCAACAAGGATCTGACAAAGAATACATATGCACATCAAATGAAGACTTTAATACTTGAGTACAACCAGCTTCATTTCAGGGAGAAGAGGCGGCTGCCGTACGAGCAGGAAGAAGAGAATGGAATGATCAAAATGCGAAGGTGTTGTGACTGCGGAGCAAAGACAAGAAACTATCGATGTGATGCATGCTGGGTTGTCGTAAAGTCAAGAGCGACAAGCTGTGACGAGCCGTCAAAGGAATACAGAATATTAGGAGGGAGATAGAATGCCCAAAAAGTATTGGTGCGAATACTGCGGATCAGTATTTCACACCGAAGCCGCTGCAATAAGATGCACAAAGCTCAAAGCCTGCCGTGGCCTTGGGTTCCCGCCAAAACCGATCCTCGGAAGCTGCAAGGTCAGGGCAAGTGCTGCCATTTTGGCTCGAACCGCTGGAGATATGCTGATGAAGTCCCCAGTAGGCCGCCAGAGCGACAAGGTCCAAAAGATGGGCCAGCGTATCATTGACTGGTCAGACCGCGCCTATAAGGCAATGGAGGCAAATACGCCCATATCGCTGGGGTGCGCCACAAGGCTTCACCGCGGACTCACCGGATTTGTCGAGGAGCACCTGTGGAAGAACACGACGCGACTCCCGAACCTCTACATCATCGAGGTGGCTGACCGGTACGTCTTTGACGCTCTCGAGTTCGTCAAGGAAATCATCGACACCGAGTCTCACCGCAAGTTCTGGTTTCAGGAAGAGCATCCTGAGTGGCTGCTTTACGATGCCGTCAGTACGCCGCTTGCTATCTACATCTCCCAGATGAAGATGCGTCGGCAGACAAACGGAGTGATTGATCAGGCCCTGCAGGCCTACGGGCATCCGAGCAGGCCACGAAATGTGCGGGAAGTCCGCCCTGTTGAGGTCGATCTGCTGGGCGAGATGCTTGACCACTGCTGGCGTGATGAGCTTCGCGCCTGGCGGTTCCTGCAGGGGGCCCTGGCCACGGCCAAGAAAGACATCCTGGCTCATGGTACGCCGGAGAGCCTGGACTTGACCAACCACGATCCGGACAAGGCCTACATTGCGCTCACCGACTACATCTGGGCCGAAGAGGCCCCAGCTCCAAAGAAGGAAAAGCCGCTCAAGCTGTGGCTGGTAGACAACCGGCACTGGGTCATTGCCAAGGATCGGCAGCGCGCGCGGTTGATTCTTGTCTCAGATGTTGGGCTGCTTTGCGACAAAATCGTCGGAGTGCCTCCGGGCAAGAAGCTCTACGATGAGCACGGCACGCCACTTGAGACAGCAGAAGAGCTGATTAAGCGATATAGCCGGGAAACATATGTCGGGAGGGCATAAAATGTATGTTATAAAAGGCGGTCGAGGCTATGTAGCAAAAAGTGGATCAGAAACTTCATATGTCCGGACTCTCCAGCAAGCTAGAAAATTCAAGACAAAAGAAGAGGCACTGGCAAACATATGCCCTGAGAATGAGCACATTCTCGATGTAAACTCCATAATAAGGGAGGCTTTGGAAGAGTGATTCAAGCACGAAAATACCAGGGTCTGTTGTGTATTAAAGCTCCGCAAGTCTACAATGGAGAAGTGACCAGGGCCGTACGCGGTAAATGGTCCAAGAAATGGAGCTGCATCGTATCGGACTGGACCAGCTTCAACTGCGCCAAATTGATCGAGCTATGCCAACGCTTTGGCTGGCCAGTAACGGATGAGATTGCAGACACAGGCTGGCCGGTGATTTTGGGCAGTCCGCAACTCTTTCCCAATATCAAGGGATTTCCCCAAGACCAGCAGCCGATCTGGAGTCTGGAGACAACACTGGAGAGCATTCAGGAAACAAACCTCAAAAGACAGATGTGGCAACATCAAAAGGACGCCTTCAGGCGTCTTGCCTGGATGAATGGAGCCATCCTCGACATGGGAATGGGGCCACAGCCTCTCTACTCGAAAGTTATGACACCGTACGGCTGGGCGCTGATGGGAGAAATAAATGTTGGAGATTTTGTGACCGGAGCGGACGGAAAGCCAACAAAGGTCACAGAGGTCCATGACTTCCAGGGTAAGGAGGTCTATGAGGTGACATTTAGTGACAAATCCTCAACGAGATGCACGAAGGAGCATCTTTGGCAGGTTTCAACGCCAAAACAAAAACACAGGGGCACTGCTCCCCAGGTAAAAACGCTATTGGAAATAGCGGCGGTAGGACTGAAGACATCAAGTGGCTGGTGGAAGCATTTCATCCCCATAACAAAGCCAGTTGAATTCTTCTCTAAAAAGCCAGATAGCCTTGACCCTTACTTTGTTGGGCTTTTGATAGGAGATGGATGTTTAACAAATGGTGTTCATATTTCAACGCCAGACAAGGAAATTGTAAACTACATTGAAGATATTCTTCCTGGAGATCTGTCAATAAAGCAGAAATCAAAATATGATTATTCTATATCATTGGTGGACCAATCATATGATATGAAGGGAAGAAACACGGTACTAAATGAACTAAAACGACTTGGGTTATTTGGGCTGAAAAGTGAAAATAAGTTCATACCATCTATGTATCTATATGCGCCTATAGAAGATAGAATCGCTCTTTTGCAGGGACTTCTTGACACGGACGGATTTAGCGAAATAAATAGGGCTGGCATTGAGTATTCAACATCTTCTCCAAATCTTGCAAGCGATTTTGAGTTTCTTGTTAGATCTCTCGGAGGAACAACGACAAAGTCATTGAAGAAGACAAAGTGCCTTGATTCTCATCGGTTCTACGTCAAACTACCAAAAGAGATTGATCCGTTTAGGCTGACAAGGAGGAAAATAAGATATCCAAAGTCTATTGCAAATCCAACAAGATCAATCAGGGACATACAGCTTGTTGGCGTTGAAGACGTTCGGTGCATAAAGGTTGAGAACGAAGACGGTCTGTATATCACAGACGACTTTATCGTGACTCACAACACAGGTAAGACGATGACGACGATCAGCCTGATCATGGCCGACAAACACGACATAGGCTTCATTGTCTGCCCAAAGTCGGTCATTGATGTCTGGCCTCTTGAATTCTTCCGTAACTCGAAGAAGGACTTCCACATCTTGCAACGCGGCAAGGAGTCGATAGCAAAGTTTGTAAAGAACATTGAAAAAGAGGGGCACAATGCACAAGTCTATAAACGACCATTTGTCTTCATATGCAACTATGAAGCCTTCTGGCGCGGAGAGCTTGCAGACTTTATCAAAAACAATCTCTTTGACTACATCGTTTATGATGAAGTTCACCGCCTCAAGACTGCGTCGGGAAGTGCTTCAAAGTTTGCTGCATCTATACGGAAAAATGCATCTAGGGTCATTGGAGGCACTGGAACTCTTCTGCCTCATAGCCCGCTTGACGCATTCGCCATATACCGTGCGGTCGATCCGGGGGTATTCGGGACACACTATATCCCGTTTCGTTCCAGATACGCGGTCCTCGGCGGATTTGAGGGCAAGCAGGTAGTAGACTTCCAGAACCAGGAAGAGCTGCACCGGATTTTGAAGGCAATCTCGTTTCGGATCAAGACAGAAGACGCTGTCGAGCTGCCACCGGCACAGCACATTGAACGCTTCTGCGAGCTGAGTCCCGCCACCAGAAAGCTCTACGAGCAGATGAAGGAGGACCTGATTGCCGAGTTTGACGGCCACACGCTCGAAGCGGCGAATGCTATGGTGAAGGTGCTCCGACTCATGCAGTGTACTTCGGGCGTCATGAAGGACACGGACGGAAATGAAGTGCGCGTGGGCAGCGAAAAGGCCGAGCTGTTCGCAGACATCATGGAGGACATCGGCCAGGAGGAGCCGGTCGTCGTCTTTTGTAACTTCACGGCTGACCTGACGGCAGTCAAGGAAATCTGCGACAAGCAGAAACGCACATACTCCGAGCTGTCAGGAAAGAAGAATGAGCTCAAAGAATGGCAGGACGGCCGCACAAGCGTGCTGGTTGTTCAGATCAAGGCGGGAAAGGAAGGCGTGGATTTCACCAGGGCCACAATATGCTTCTATTACAGCATAGGGCATAGCCTGGGGGAATACCTGCAATCTGAAAGACGGATACATAGGCCAGGTCAAACGCGGCCTGTAGTTTACTATCATCTTCTTGCAAAAAACTCTGTAGACGTAGATGTTTACAAAGCTCTTGACAAGAAGCACGATATTGTATTGAGTGTATTGGACGGGCTTGGAATCAAAACAAGTAAAGGAGCGAGTGATGGAAACTGCTGAAAAGGTTGTAAGGGCTGAAAAGAAGGATACGAAGTTTACAATCATTGACCTTGAGAAGGGCAAGGTCGTCAAGGATTTGGACGAGAAGGTGCGCGAGGCGGCTCTGGACATCCGGGACCGTCCGGACAACCTGAAGCCCAGAAAAGTCACGCTGGAGCTGATCCTGAATTCAAAGGATGGATTTGTGTCCGTTCAGGCTGTGGCCAAGCTGGTCTTGCCCATGGACAATCCGAGCAAGACGATCTGCGGCATGCCGGATGACGAGGGCAACCTGCGGAATCTCAATTCGAATACCGGAGGCCAGCGCTCCCTGCCCATTCAGTTCGCCACTGAAGACGGTGAATTTGAGGAATACGAATAATGGATATTGAACAACTCAAACTCATTCTTGACCTGATGCAAAAGGCTGGCGAAGGCGGTTCTGATCTTTTTATCTTCTATATGTTGCTGAAAACTGTGCCAGGAATATTTGGCGGAGGGCTCATGATTGGGCTTCTCTACTTTTTAGGAATCCATGGGTTCAGACTCATACGGGCAAATATGGCTGGAGAACGTCTTAGGTCTGCTGCTGGCGTAAGCGTATATTGGAAGGAAAAGCAGATACAGGCGGCAACTGCCTGTCTCAAAGCTCACTATAAAGACTTCGCGGATAAAGACTACAATCTTTTTGACTAAACCCTTAACAATTCAGAAGGAACCAATCATGATCACCGAAATTCTCGACGCCATCAAGACATTTGGCCGCAAAGCAAACATGCCCCGCACTATGGAACTGCCTACCGGAGCCAAAGCGGTCCTGACCCTGGACGCGGCCGGAAATGAGATCCTGCATTACGAGCGCAAGGACGAATACTATCCGGAGTTCCTGTTCACCACTATCAAAGACCTCCTCAAGTTCACGGGCTCCATCTCGGAACGTTATGGTATGGACCGCGCGGCAAAATTCCGCGAACTGTACGTCTATACCGAGCAGGACATCCCGGTCATGTTCTCCATCGCCGACAACACAACCGGCCCGATCTTGCTGGAGCAGATGTTCACCCTGCGTGAAGACCAGGACTTTGCCCGCTGGTTCTCCGAGAAGGCCATGGACCAGACCGAGTTCCGCAACCTGCTTTTGGAGCTTCCTGACCAGCACGATCAGCCTGATCTGATTGGCGCTCTTGGCGTCCTGCAGTACCGCGTCGAAGTCAATTACGAGGCCAGCGTGGAGACCGAACGCAACGTGCAGCTTGCCTACACCGAGAAGGAGATGAAGGGCTCCGTGAGCATCCCCAAAACCATGATGGTCACATGCCCTGTTATCGCCGGTGCTGACTTCAAAGTCTCCGCTGAATTCTCGATCATGATCATCAAGCCCAAGAACCCGGGCGACAAGATCAAGTTCAAGCTGGTCCCCTACGGCAAGAGCACGGAGCGCATCAAGAAGGAAGCTTGCACGGTCATCGCCGAGAAGGAATTCATCGAACCGGCACAGGCTATCATCGGCACGTTCGCCACGACGGTCCCGGCCCTGTATCTGCGTGCAAACATCAAGCGTGAAGCACTCAATCCCATGGCGCGTTTTGACACAAAGACTCCCTCTGGCCGATAACCATCACTGGGGCTCTGAAAGGAGCCCTTTTTAAGGAGGCTTAATGTTCGACGAATCCCCTTTCACCCCTGAGGACATCCCAGAAGAGGTCGAAACCAAAGTCGAGGAAGTTGACCTGCTGGAACAGGCCAGGATCTACGGCATCTTGACCGATCGTAAGAAAATGATTGAGTCCGAATTGGACGAGGTCAAATCACAGATGACGACAATTCAGGAGGCCATTGCCGAGAAGATGCTCACCGAGAACCCCCGAATCCGGGTCAAGGTCGGTGAAAAGGATGACGGCTCCCCCGTCTTCAAGACGGTCCATGTGAAGACGGAAATATGGGCTGGGCACAATGGTGACGAGTCCGGGCTGATCGAGGCCATGAAGGAAGCTGGCCTTGCCGATATGGTCAAGGAAAAGTTCAACGTCCAGACCCTGTCAGGGTATGTGCGCGGCCTGGACCCGGACAAGAAAATGACTCCGGAAGAGTTATTGGAGGCGGTTCCTGTTCCCATGCAGAAGTACATAAAAATATCCAAGCTCTTGAAGCTGGGTTGCAGAAGCTAGTTGACACACCTATCCCTTTTCCCCTATATAAATCTTGTTGCGCAACAACAAAGAATCCTTAAACTCCGAACCCCTTAAAACAACGTACAAGGACAAAAACAATGGCAAAGAACGATGCATTGGCTGTAATCACACCTTCTGACTTCAGAGCTGTCGCCATCGTCGGCACGGAACCCGGCGCTCTTGCGGAGATGATCCGCGAGAACGTCGGGAATGACCTATCCAGTTTTGATCTGCCCCGGCTCAAGGTTCCGGCTGGTGGTGGATCTTTCTGGGAAGTCCAGACCGCCGAGGGCCCCAAGCCTGCTGAATTCATTGACGGCGTGATTCTGCTCAGAAAGGACAAAAAGAAGTTTTGGGAAAAAGGTCAGGACGAAGCCGGCGGGGAAACCACGCCGCCTGACTGCTCTTCGGAAGACCGGGTATTCGGAACAGGGAATCCTGGCGGTGAGTGCGCCAAGTGCCCCTACAACGTATTCGGTTCTGCCAAGAAAGGTGACGGCAAGGCCTGTCGTGACTTCTCTGAGCTTTATATCCTGAAGAAAGACAGCGTCATGCCGTTTGTGGTTCAGGTTCCGGCAACCAGTCTCAAAAACCTCAAACAGTATGGCATGATTCTGGTCGATTCGGCAAAAAACATGAGCAAGGTTGTCACCCGTTTCTCCCTCACGGTTGAAAACAAGGGCGGCAGCAAGACTTCCATCGTCAACTTCAGGTCGGTCGGCGACATGCCTGAAGAGCTTGGCGGATTCGTCAAGGAATACCAGCGGTCGATCAAGGAAATGCTTGAAAATCAGGCAGTAGCACAGGATCCATCCGGCAACGGAAGCGGGCATGCTCCTGAGAATGACGGACCTGCTCCGTTCGCGGAATAAAACCCAGCAAGCATAATTGACTGACATTGGGCTGGGATGCATACTCGCATCTCAGCCCAATTTTTTTGACCGGAGGGACCATGGTATCAGCCCGGTTTTTCGCCGAGTTGTTCGACGCCATTGTAAGCGACGAACAACTTATGTATATTTGGATTCCAAACAGCGGGTCCGTCTATTTTGCAGACACGAACCAAGCGGCAGCTTATGCCCAAAGCAGACATACAGAAAATGTCTACTTTGGCCTTGGTACGACATCAAAGAACTTGGGCGCCAATAAGCGTCCATCGGCGTTGCAAGTATCAAGCATTCCAGGTCTATGGCTTGATATAGATATTGCCGGTCCTGCACACAAGAAAGAAAATCTCCCCGCCTCACATGAAGACGCGATAGATCTCTTAAAATCCTCTCTGCCTCTACCCCCTACCATCCTGGTCGATTCTGGCCACGGCCTCCACGCCTACTGGCTCTTCAAGGAGCCGTGGATGTTTGAAACTGAGGACGAGCGCCAGCAGGCCGCTTCTCTGATGAGGCGTTTTGTCCTCAGTTTCAAATACCATGCAGCTGTCCGCGGCTGGGCGATGGACAGCGTCTTTGACCTGGCCAGGGTACTTCGTGTCCCGGGCACACTGAACACGAAGCCCGGTGCGGAGCAAATGTTGTGCTCCGTTCGGGACGCTGATTATGAACGCCGGTACAACCCTGATGAGTTCTACCAGTTTCTGGTGGACACGGAAGAAGTCAGAAACGACGACGACATTGCCGAGATGTTGTCGGCCGATAGAAACCCATTCAACCTGTTTCTCCGGCATGATGCCGCCCCGCCCTGGCAGAAATTCGACGCTATGAAGGAGATTGAGCCGCGGTTCATCCTAACCTGGGACAAGAGGCGCAGAGATCTGCAGGACCAGTCACCATCGAGCTATGACATGGCACTGATCAACTTGCTGGTGTCCTATAAATGGGCCGAGCAGGACATAGCTAACACGGTGATTGCCTTCAGGCGCAAGCACGCAAAGAATGACCGCGAGGCAAAGAAGGCCCTGCGTGTGGACTACATCACCCGAACTATCATGAAGGCCAAGAAGGTCTTCGAGAAATTCGAAGACGATGAACAGGAGGCTCACTGTGATCTGAATGAAGAAATTCTGGAGCTCACAGAACAGAATATGGCGGCAGAACGAGACCCCAGCGTGGAGCCCCCGTCAAAGGAGGCCATTGCCAAGATGCTTGAGCCAATTCTCAAGGTAAAAATCAAAAAGTTGGTGAAATATGTATGTGATGAACCGAAGTTTGAGATGGTGCTTGAAGACGGGTCTGTTCTTTCCCTCGGAACTATCGATAAGATCATCAATCAGCGGCACATCAAAAATGTCATTGCCGCGCATAAGGGCAAGATCATCAAGATCATTAAGGCCCCGGCGTGGGACCAGTACGCAACACTCCTTATGCAGCTCGTTGAAGAAGTCACGCCAGCGGCTGAAGACGCGACCGAGAAGGGAAACTTCATATCAACCCTGGAGCTTTACCTGGAGGCTAAGGGGATCATTACAGACAGGGACTCTGCTTTCTCTACAGGACGACCGTTCTGGCATGACAGCAAGGCCTACATTTTCTCTTCAGATTTTGTGAACTGGACGAAATTCAATGCCGAGCCCATGAGCAAGCACAACTTTGCCATGACGGCAGCCAGCCTTTCAGTCCAGTCACGGAAAATGCACTTCAAGGTAGGGCCAGATGAGGCCCAGAAGACGACAACCAGGGCCGTGTATGACATCACTGGTTATGTGACTGGCCGCGTCACAGATTCTCCGGCAAGCCTGATTACCGAAGTGGAAGACAGGCCCGAGGCGTTTCAGTGAGTAAAGCCAAGGATTCTCCCTTGCGCAACAAGATGCTTGAGCTTCACCGAGCCGGTGTGGACGTAAAGTTCATTGGCAAGGATGGGGCTCAAGTATTCAAGGTTGTGCTTGGAAAACAGACTATGGAGGAACACATAAGAATACTTGGCGAAGTATGGAAGGCTATAAATGCCTCAGCGGCTTCTGTAAGTACAGAGAAATTAACTCGACAATCTGCACTTAGTTTTGTAGAAGGGATGAAGAAGTTGAACCGCTAGCACAAAAGGAGGTAGAGATGGGAAAACCCATCGAAGAGGGCCAGATACGCGAAACCCGCGTGTTTGGCCCTCCGTAATTTCGGGGACTGGAAAGACAACATACATGTCCAAAGCAATAGGGGAGGCTGCGGAAAAATATGACCCAGACAAGATTGTCGTCGCATCTTTTACAAGAGCTGCTGCAAAAGAGCTTATTGGACGAGATCTTCCAATCAAGTCCGATCAGGTTGGCACACTCCACGCCATCTGCTACAGAATGCTTGGAAACCCCGACATCGCTGAGTCAAAGACGAAGGATTTTAATGAGCAGTACCCTCACTTTGCCGTCACCCAGTCCGATACGGTCAGGATGGACGACGGACTCGCCCCGACTGACGAGGGAGCGGGGCAAAATAGCGGTGACGATCTCCTTGCCCAGCTTGGAATATATCGTGCAAGAATGGTCCGAAAAGAATTATGGAGTCCTACTGTCCTCGATTTCCACAGAGCTTGGGAAGGCTATAAACGAGATGTGGGGCTTGCAGATTTCCAGGATCTTATCGACCGAGCCCTCGACGTTCACTACCCACCCTTCCAAGCACAAATAGGCATCTTCGATGAGGTCCAGGACTTCACGCCTGTCCAGCTCAAGCTGATCAGGCGCTGGGCCAAGTACATGGAATGGATTCTGCTCGCAGGAGATGATGATCAAGCCAGCGCACCGTGGTCCAAAATATTAACAACAGGGGGTCAATGGATTTCCGCAGAGCTGATAAATAACGAAATCCATTCGTTGGTTACTTATGTTCAGGAACGATCACAAGTTGCTGGAGTTACGAGAGGTGGCAGAAGTTTTATAAAAGAAAAGTCAAGGTATACAGGATTCATGCATGAGTTGCATACAGAGACATTTTCTACAGACGTAACACACAATCATCCTTCTATTTTCAGATTTACGGAGACTGCAAAAGAAAAAACATGCGTCTATTTGATGAAAAAAGGAACATATTTCCGTGTTGGGTGGTGCCAAATCATAAGAGCAGACGGATGCCTTCATTTTTCTGTAAGATGCAAAAATGAAGATGCAGATGAAGGTTGGATATTAGACGTTTTTAACAATAGGGCAGAAGCGTCTCTTATGGAGTCATATGTAGCAGCACATTTTGGAATATCGACTGTGATATGGAAGCCAATGCACGATCAATCAAATGGTCATTATTCTGAAGATATAATAAGGAGACTTTTTGAAAAACTTGGGGACCAATCAAGTCGTGGAATATCTTGCCTTGAATCTTTTGGAAAAGATATAAACAAACCGTTTTATATAAAAGGAAACAAGACAACTCATGGATCAGTTAATTACAAGACCGCTTCTTGTAATTTATTTCCAGAGATAATGGCCTTGCCCGTATATAACGGAAATAAGGTTCCTTCCTGGGAAACGATAACAAAAATAGATCGGAGGTGGTACGATGGGAATGTATTTTCTTTTTTAGTAGAAAAAGATCATACATACATATCAGATGGCATAATAACGCATAATTGTCTTTATACATTTACGGGCGCAACACCTGAGGCGTTTTTAAATCCACCAGTCCCACAAGAATTCAAAAAAATACTGAGGCAATCCTATCGTGTCCCAACAAAAATACTCAACCTGTCAAACAACATTGTCCGAAAACTATCCGTTAGAGAACCTAAAGAATATCGACCCAGAGATCATGAGGGCAAGATATTCACTTCAAATGCGACGTGGAAAAAGCCGGATAATGTCATTCCAGTTATTAAGGGATACGTTTCTGAAGGGAAGAGAGTCATGGTGCTTGCAACCTGCTCATACATGCTCGGACCACTTATTGCTCAACTTCGTGATCGTGGAATTCCTTTCTCAAACATTTACAAGGCTAACAGGGGTGACTGGAATCCAATACGTAAGCGTCAGACTGGTAATGCAGGAGCTTATGGACGCCTCTGTGCATACATGGCTCCGCAGGGAGCTGAGTTTCAGGGTATCCGCCTTTGGACCCCTGGGCAGCTTGAGTCTTGGACGGAACCGATCAGGGTTGACGGCAACTTTCAGCGAGGAGCTAAGTCCAAGCTTCGAGAGATGTGTAAGACTAAAGAGCTTGCACCCGAAGTGGTCCTGGGCGCAATGCTCGAAGCGCTCAGCGAGGATGCCTTTGACCAGGCAGTGAGCTTTGATCTGGAATGGTTCCTGTCACAAATTACCCCGGCCAAACAGAAGGCCTACGACTTTCCGTCGAGAGTCTACAAGGAATGTGGCCTGGATGGGCCGGAAATGGCCAAGATGGTAACGGTAGGTACTGTGCATTCGGTCAAGGGCGCAGAGGCCGACGTGGTTTGCCTTTTTCCTGACATCTCCCTGCGTGGCGCACAGCACTATGCCATGCGCCAGGGCGAGCAGTTCGAGCAAATACTGCGCCAGTTCTATGTCGGCGTAACCAGAACCCGGGATATCCTGGTATTGTGCCAGGGACTCTCAAGGGGGATGTTCTTTGATGACTATAAATAGGAGTGCATTATGAAAGGCAAGAATGAGATGAATTTGAATCAAGCGACTCTGATTGATGCAATGCAGCACTATCTGGAAAAAATAATGAAAGATCCAGTTCCTAAGGTGACAAAGGTAATTGCAAAGGGGTATGATAATGATACGGAAGTCACGATAACTACAGAGGGTCCTGATGATGCCGGAATCTCAACAGTTCATCCAGATTAAGGATCTCCAACCAAAAGTCATTTGCGAAAGATGCAATCTTCGTATCGGCCAGTGGCGCAGGCAGAATACCCAGTATTATGATGACAGGGAGAACTGGGTATTTCTGTGTGATGGATGTCATAAGTTTAACGAAGAATATTGGGCTGAAATGTGGCGTGACTATTATATGGGGTGCTTATGACAGATAAAGAAAAAGAAATGCTGAACATGATTGAGTTCCTTCTTAACTATGCAAACAGGATAGGCAGGAGACAGGTAGTTAGAGAAGACTGGGTTATATTAGCTAAAATCAGAGCCTTTATAAAGGAGGTAAAAAGCGATGCGCCTGCTTAGAGAGATCATGGCATGTTGTATAGCGTCTATTGTAATTCTTTTTGTTCTGCTTTTTATAGCAAAGCTTGTCCGTGCAGACGAACTAAGCGCCTACAAGGTCACAGGCGAGAATCTCCACACCGGCCTACGTGTCGTCGGTCAGGCCTGGGAACAAGACAAGGAGGGAAACATCAAGGCCAAGGTCTACGATAAGATGAAGATTTATGACCAGTGCTGGGGCGCATGGGTCGCATATGGCGTAATGCAGGTTGGCTGCGAGAATGGAGAGCAATATGTGCTGGAGGTGGTGGAGTAATGGCTGATCATTATTTTGACGACACAGATCCAAGTCACGAAGAGTATAACCCGCAAAACGATATTAACTATCTTCGGGAGAAGATAAAGTATCTTGAAAAGAAGACTCACAAAGAGCGGAAACCGTGCGACCATCCAGGTTGCCTGCACCATGTAAGTCATCCTTGCGAAGGATGCGGGCGAATTGCTGGACGAACGAGACAGCTCGCAATATATCACAGAAAAGCATATGAAGCTAATACAGATCCTCAACGCAGATGTTATAACGGTTGCCATTTTTCATCTGAAATACGATGGACAGCCTGGAAACTTTTTGAATTTGTAACAGAGGAAAATAAAGAACGAAAAATGCAGTTCTGGCAGGGACTTAACGCATATGCAGTTTCTCAACGCGGCGAATCCGCAAAAGCAGAGTATGAAATACGGGAGGTTGAAGATGGCAAAGATACTGATTGATGAAGAGCTGGGCCAAATTATTTATGACGCAACAAGAGATAACAGCGGTATCATTGATTGCGCTGACGCATATGAGCATTTTCTTGAAGATCTTGGAGACTTGATTGCCAGTCACTTTGGAGGGACCAGGGGCGGTGTTGGCCGCCCGAGTTTTGACTTGGGATGGACGGTTGGCTTTGAAATCGATAGGTGCGTTCCGGCAGACGGAGGCGTTTTCAAGGACTATGACCAGGGAATAATCTGGAAAGACGGGGAGGAGACGCAGATATGAAAATAATTGATCCAACCTTTGAATACATCAGTGCTCCGACCCGTGTCGAGGCATATGAAATCATCGCCACGGCCATGCGCAACTGCTATCGGGCCGAGCTGAATGCCATGCCTGCCACGGACGAAAAAATGGTCGAGAAGGCTATGAAGGAGCGCCACCTTTCGCTGCTGGAGTTTGTCGATGTCAGTGTGAACATCACCTGCGACCGGGGCGTAACACATGAGCTGGTCCGCCACCGGTTATGCTCATTTGCCCAGGAGAGCACCCGGTACTGCAATTACTCCGGTGAGAAGTTTGGGCGGGAACTGACGTTTGTTTACCCATGGTGGACCTGCAATGCCGGGGCGCTCGACACAAAGAAGTACGCGATCTGGGAAGATGCAATGCGGACGGCAGAGGCCCGGTACATGCAGATGCTTGATGAGGGCGGCTCGGCCCAGGAGGCTCGCTCGGTCCTGCCTAACTCCCTGGCAGCAAAAATAGCCGTCAAGGCCAACCTGCGCGAATGGATCCACATCTTCCGGATGCGTTGTGATACTCCGGCACATCCAGACATGCGTGTGACCATGATGCCCATTCTGATCAGCATGCTTGACCTCTATCCGGTTGTGTTTCAGCCGGTCTACAACTGGCTCAGTCAGAAGGGAGCGCTGAAATGATCGTCTATTTTGACGAAGAAGGAAATGAAGAAGGTGATCGCTGTAACCGAAACGGATGCGAGGGCACGATGGAGCTTGTCTATGATGGGCCGTGTATATGTAACGTAGTTTGTCCACCATGCCCACGCTGTGAAAATGGTGGGCGGACCGAGTGTTCTGAATGTGGGTTTATAGTAGGAGAAGATGAATGAAGGATATAGAATTTACAATACGTTGTGCAGTAGTAATCTTGGCGATAATGATCGCATTTCTGATCATGTCTTCGGCTGTCTCTATGAAAGAGACACGAGCCCAAAGAGACTTGTGTATTAAAGCTGGAGGAGTTTTCATCAATGGAAGTGATGGAGACTTCTGCGTCAAGGAATTTATGCCCATGAAGGAGGCGGAATGAAGGGTCCGTTCCACGAAGATGAAGACGCTATGATGCGACCAAAAAAGGCTAAGAAGAAAACTCCGGAACGGGCCTTCAAGAATGAGGCCGCCCTCTCCACGGCCATCATCGACAAGCTCAACAAGCAGAACGGCGTGAAGTGCCAGAAGATCAAGGGCACGGCCTATGGCAAGCCCACGCTGGACATCCTGGGGTCCAAAAACGGGCGGTTCTTCTGGCTTGAGACAAAACAACCAGGCGAGAAGCCAACTAAACGTCAATACAACACCATGAAAGACTGGATTTCTGCAGGGGCCGTTGCAAGCTGGACAGATAGCGTTGAAGGCTCTATGAAATTCTTTCTTGCAGACTGGTCAACATTAACAGAAAAACAGATGATGGAGGGGTTTCATGAGTTATGAAATGGAGGTTGCATGTGTTGGATTTATAAATGGAACAACAATGATTGGAAGTTTCCGAAAGGAAGACGGGGCCTTCGCCGACGCTTTCTTCATCTCATTAGTAAGAAATCCAGAGTCTAAAGAGAAGACCTTCTGCTTCAAGCCGATCCTGACCTGCTGTACGTATCAGGTTTTGTCCGCCGAATCATTCAGGGAGCTAATGGCCGGTAACGCGGTGCTTGGCGTTTACCAGCCGGCTCCCTCCGTCCTGGCTGCCTACAAGATGTTCATCGAGAATGAAGAGCTGGTTGGAAAAGTTCTCTACGACCACCTCTACGAGTGCGGCCCGAGCAAGGAGTTTGTGGACAGCCTGTTTAAGGACATGCCGAAGCCGGAGCGCAAAACGACATGTGAAGGCAATGTGGTGAAGGGCGCTTTTGGGCCAACATTCAAAATGATATGTGATGACGAGGAGGGGCAATCGTGAACGGTGAATATACAAAAAAAGGATGCTATGGAAATTATCGAACAGAAATATCAAGAGAGAGAAGGTGCCACAACTGCTGCGATTTCCTTGATTGTACAATTGAATCAACAATTAGTAATTTGGAGCAACCTGTTGTTGCCGCCGCCAAGCTCGACCATGGCAAGCGTCAATACTCCCTGATTATCCCACAGATGATGGAAATCATGTTGCCAAGGTTAAGCCAGGACAATGATAACTATGGCGTTGTCAAAGCGGTCCTTGAGCTGTCCAAGGCCGCACACAAGAACAATCTTGGCGACATAATTCTTCATTGCCATAACGCTGTTGAACACTTGAAGGGGCTGACATTCAACTTGGACGGAGCAGTTCTGGATGAACTGACCAAGGCAATGGAGTACGGCATCCAGAAGTACGCCAGAAACAACTGGAAGAAGGGTATGGAGTGGAGTCGGCTACTGGATGCCGGCATGCGCCACGGTATCGCCATCCTACGCGGCGAAGATATCGACAAGGACAGTGGAAACACCCACCTTGCTCACATGCTTGGAAGTATCCATATGCTTATGGGCAATATCGAAATGGGCGTCGGAACAGATGATATAACAATCAAATAATACGGGGCGGGAGCAGCAATGCTCCTGCCCTTTTTTTTGTTCTGGTCTTACTTGACAGCCGAGGTAGCAACGACTTAAGACAGTTCTTGCAGGAACCGTAACATACAATTTTCTGGAGGAGCTTATGCCTTATTTTGTAGAGATGACTGACGGCACGATTGTGAAAGTTGAGGAAGATTTCGATGCGCAGAGTTTTAACGATGAAGGCGCAGAGGCAGTCTATACTGTTGCTCGCGTCTACAAGATGCAGCGCACACTGCTGCCCGTTGGTGGAAAAGCCAAGGGCGCTCCACGCCGATACACATTGCCTGATGGATCTCGTAAGCTGCGTGCCGAAATGACTGAGGCTGAAATTGAATGGCTGAATGCCAAGATCAAGAAGGCCAGGGATGCTCGCGGCAAGAAAGAAGAATAAGTCTTCATTTGGCTCTGTTTTGCATCCAAACGACTGGGCGCCCTCCGCGGGGCGCCCTTTTTTTTATTTCCATTTTCTGGAGACAACCATTTCTGCGGTTCCCCACAGGCCTTTGAACCCATCTGTCGTTTCAATGTACGGCTGAATCTTGTATTTTCCAGGGGTGATCGCAGCCCCCGCCGGAACAAGATGTCTCGCTATGTTTGGAGCAGTAGCAACTGCATCCCACGCCTCTTCTTCGGTTGCGCCCGGACGCAGAACCCGAAGCTCGCAGAAGAGTATCCCAAGCGAATCAACGGGGGTTCTCGTCTTGTCGTAAAGCTGGCAGTCAATGATTAATCCCTCGACGCCTTCATATATCTTTGCAGTGGTGGACATAGTTATTCTCCAAACTCATTGACTTCGTAATTACCATAACAGCGAAGCTCGATGTGGGTTGTTCCGAAAGATGAAGCGGTGAAATCTGTTGTTCCGGTAGATTTAAGCTCTGCTCTTGTCTGCAGCACATACTCAAGATCAAAGAGCATTGGCGTACCGAGTACAGGACTTGAGACGGATAATCCGTCAGCGACAAGTGTATGAGTCTGCCGTAATGCCGGTGCGTCAAGCATCGGTGCAGACGTCGAGAATTCAGCAACGAGCGTATGAATTTGCTGGAGTGCTGGTGTACCAAGAACAGGCCCCTCGACGATTAAATCGGAAGCAGCAAGGTGGTCTTTACCTACCTCAAGACTTGGTGTGCCAAGCACCGGCGCAGAGACTGAAATATTAACTGCCGATAAAAGGTGGACCTGACCAACTGCCGGAGCACCCAGAACCGGAGAACCGACAATCAAATCTGTAGCAACCAAATGCTCTGCATTGATTTCAAGTGTTGGCGACCCAGGCACAGGAGACCCAGTGACCAGCCCGTCTGAGCCAAGGACGTGGATTTGCCCGAGCACAGGAGTACCCAACACAGGGCTACCCACAACGAGATCAACCGCCGTCAGTGCATCAACGTCTGGGGCGTTCTCGGACAGTGCTGGCGTGCCGAGTACAGGCGACCCAACGACCAGCGCGGTGGCAGTCAGGGAATGAACCTGCCCGACTGCTGGCGTGCCAAGCACTGGGGCGGTAGTCGTGATGCCCGTTGCAGTCAACGCGTGGACTTGGCCGAGCGCAGGGGTTCCGAGTACGGGGGGGCCGGTTACAAGGTCGGAGGCGGTGAGATCATGTGTGGCGCTTGCTGATACATATTCCATCGCACCAATGGTTACGCCATCATGCCCTGCGTCTTGCAGCGCAGCGT